CGGAGCTATTGTAGCCACAGGTATTGCCACAGGATATGACCCTGGGCCTGAATTGATCGGATTAATGAAAGAATTGCTCCCAAGTAAAAGGAATCTTATAGATTACTCTTTGATCTCCCTGTTGTTCAGATGGGGTTTTGTAAAAGGTGATAAGATTACAGAGTTATTTAAAGAATATGCTCCAGAGTCTTTTTCAAAAACAATTATACCGTTACATGTAGTAACTACTAACTTGAACCGTAGAGCGGTTAGGGTTTTTAGTACTAAGGATACTCCAGATGCCTGCGTGGCATCTGCTGTACGTGCAAGTATGTCTATACCAGGCGTGTTTGCTCCATTGAAAATAGATGGCGAATTGTATGTAGATGGTGGAGTTACTGGTAACTACATGCTTGATATCTTCGGAACTGGGGAGAATGTATTTGGTTTAAGGTTTGGTGAGAGTAATCGCTTTGCCAAATGGGAAGAGGCCCCGCATACTGAGATTAAAAGTGTGGCCAAGTATATTGATGCTAATATTGATGCAATGATGAATGCTACGACCCGAGAGCATATTGATGATGCTATGTTTGCAAGAACTATAACTCTTGACACTAAACATAGTGGTCTTAACTTCAAAATGACTGAAAAAGATGTAGATGAGATGGTAGAGGATGGTTGGAATAGTGTAGACAGATGGCTTAAAAAGTAAGAGCTTAAGATGAAGGATATTTCTAAGAGGTAGATATGGTTAGAAATAAAAATGAATGTGAGATTTGTGAATGCGACATAAGTAAGATAAGACATTCACACCATATTGTTCCACGCGTAGACTCACGTTCTACCAATGGTACTTCAAACCTTGCTTATATTTGCCCCAGTTGTCATGCTAAAGTACACAAGCATCTAATCATTCTTGAAGGAGTTTATAATACCAGTGCTGGTCAAAAGTTATTCTGGTATAAGGAAGGGGAATCTTGGACTATTCGTCCAGGAATATTTATACAACGTAATGGTACAGCGAAAATAGTAGAGGCGTAAGATGGAAGAAGTTAAAAATATGGATGAAAAGCTTAATAGGATCATAGAGTTACTTGAGGAGCAAAATAAGTTATTGCGTATGGGCTCTACTGTAGGGTCTGTCAAGTCTGAACCTGCAATTGGTTACCAGGGTGGTAATAGTGCCAAGTTCCCAGATATTAAGTCAATGATTGAACAGGCTAAACGGGATGCTAGATCAAAAGTTAGTACGGCAAAAGCGTCAGCAGATATGAATTTTAATGCATCTGCTGCATAGGGAGAACTAAATGGGCATCAAGGCATTTCAGGCAAATCTTACACCGGTAGGTCATTTTGATATATTGGATACAGACCTTGCAGGTTTGAAGGGAGGGGAAATCCTTGTCTTTGATCGTCTTGATGAATCTGTAGGTGATACGGCAGCACCAGATGTTTTTAGAGGAGACGGGTATAATTCAGTATTGAGGCTTGCTAGCTCACTGGATAATGGTCCTTTCTTCCTCGCAGCTAATGAGGAAGAAGCCAGGTATAATACTCCAGGCTTTGAAGTAAGTAGCATGTATGCTCAGAACCAACCCTTTGGACAAATGCTTGATTCCTCTAATAAGGTCTCTATTTATGCTGAAGAAGGTTTTTACAGTATAAGTTCTGACGTAGTTGATGACACAACTGTAAATGCTAATACAGATGTATATGCTAGACTGTATGCTGATCCGTCCGGACTGCTTACCACTACTCCGAGTGCAGGTGGATCTCTAGTAGGGTTCTTTATTGAACATAGAGATGGAGATGCATTGCGAGGGTATCCTAATAAATTTAGGTATCTTGGAACTCATCGGATTGGCGATTCAATCACATTTTATAAAACAGTTGGAGATGGCTATTTTAACCTTAATTTGGTATCCGAGATGGTTGGCCAGATGGGACAGCTTGGTACTCCTACGGATGGATACTTTAGTGATGGACTATTAGCGTTAGCATCTACTACGACTATAGCAGATGCTGTAGACTCTATAAATGAAAATCTGTTTGTTCTTTCAGTAGCGACTATTGTTGACAGGAATGCAATACTGTCTACGCATCGTTATGAAGGCATGTCGGTTTATGTAGAGCAAACAGAATGTAGATTTATATTGAAGGTTGGAATTGCAAACTCTAACTGGGTACTGGATGATGACTTTGTAGGTAAACAGGCTTACTTGGGGTTTGTCGATGAAGATGATTCAGCAACCATCTATGTATCTGCAACTGGTAGTGATATAGATGGTTATGGCAGTATAGATGTTCCTTATCGACAAATTCAGAGAGCTATGAAGGATATACCTCAGGGAGCTTCTGGAGATTTTTATATTCAGTTGGGGGCGGGTTCATTCAAGCCGTTTATATTCGACAGAACCATTATTGGTAGAATTTATGTAATTGGAAATAGAAGCAATCCTTTAATCAGCTCTGGCATATCTTCAAATTCTTCACTTGCTTCTGGAAAGCATGCCCGAAGAGAGCTTTCTACAGGCGGTTGGGCTGGGGCAATTACAGATGGCAGTCATTGGATGATTAATGACAAGGGTGTTGCTGATATTTATGCAGTACCTTTGGAGGCATCAACATCGCCAACACTGGAACTTGTTGGATATATAAGTTCCGGTACAGGAAAAGAAGTTCATCCCTTTGAAAGTGTAATCACAGAACCTGATGAATACTATACAGGGGGTGTGATTACTGCACTAGAAAGAACTACACCAGATCAAGGAAAGTATGTGATTCTTGGCGTTGAGCTTCAGGATATAGTCAACCTTGAAAATATATATACTTTGGCCTGCAAATTTACTATGAATAATCATTATTATATGAACCTTAGCGGGTCTGTGTGGTTGGGCGGAACAGTGATGGGCTCGTTAAGTTATATAGTTGCATTGAATGGATCTACTGTAAATACAGAAGTTGGATTATATCTTTTGGGCGGGGCAGATTTAAGAGTAGAAGGTGGTCATGTAACTTTCAACTCAAGCATAATTAAAGACAGCAGTGTTATTAAGTTAACTGATAATAGCTCGCTAGCAATTGGCCAAGCAGATATTGAGACAAGCGGGCCTATAGCATTAACGGCTGAAAACCGAAGTACGATAAGGCAAGCCGGAGCTATATCTGTAAGCTCAACACTTACAACACTTGTAAGTTTAAATGACTCCTCATTTGTTAGGAACTCACTTATTGAAGGTAGCACTACAGGAACATGCATGATCTTATCGAATAGTTCAAATGTTTCATTTATGTCTGGGACCACCCTGACTAATTCTGTTACAAGTGGGGAAGAGATTAAAGTAGGTGGAAACGCACCAGTTGCGTTCAGTGATTTGCCAAGAACAGATTTAGTCCTAGGTAATACATCGGAAATGTGCAAGGCAAGTTAATGCAAGAGTTTAAAATAGGAGAACATCATGGCATTAGAAGTATCTAATTTTAGCAGTGCGTTCGGTCTTTCGGCCCAAAATTCGTATCATAGAATCCGCAGCATTAGTGGGTCAGCAGACGGCGGAATATCATATATTATAGAAATCTATTATGATAAAGAAGCAAGAGATTCAGGAAAAGCCCCTCTATCAATTCTTTCCAAAGTGGTTCCGGAAAGTCTCGCTTCACGCATAGGTGTAATTTACGAGCTTTACGGAATTCTGAAGCAAGAGTCTGAATATACCTCTGCGGTAGATGTAATTGATCCGGGTAACTTTGTAACACTTTCAGCAGAGGATGTATCGGGTTCTTACATACTTAGCGGTGCATTAGAGGATGGTTATTCTCTGAGTGGAGATACCGCGACTGACGTGATGTTTACTGGAAAGTTTGTACTTGCAGGTAATGTTGTAGCTGGCACTGTAGTTGGTGCTGACATGTCTGACGTGGTTGGTACAGCGGGTGCATTAACTCAGGGTTATATTACTGCGGGTGTTTGCACTGGTCTAATTATACAAAATTTAGTATAGCGTAGATGAGTTATTATTCCTCAGTAGGGTTATCAAATCCTGTATCGGTACATAAGGCGCAGCACAGTGAAGACCCTGGGCTAACGTTTGATTTGCCTATGGATATGAGTGGCCCTAGCCAGTTACCTACTAACATGACGGTAGATGGCTATGAGGTGGCTCCTACTTTCAGGTATACATCTACGGGGGTAAGAGAGAATCTATTAAGCTATACTGAAGATTTCGAAAATGCAGCATGGATTAAAGTAGCTGGTGTTACGGTAAGTGACGGCTACACAAGCCCTTTTGGTAGTGGTACAGCCACATTAATATCCAGTTCAGCATCAGGACATCAGGCGATTACTACAAATGGGATGGTAATACCTATCCATGCTGGTGAGATATACACTGTATCTATGTACTTAAAGGCAGAAAATATAGACTGGGTATTCCTACATCTTGCTAATGGAATAAATGGAGGAGTATATTTTAACTTATCAGATGGATTAGTTGGAAGTACATCAGCGGCTGGAATAGTTAGTTCAAGAATTGAGGCTATTGGACCGGATTGGTTTCGTGTGTCCATGTCAGTGAACATTACGAGTGGGTATATTGGGTTCTCACTTTATCTCGCCGAGAGTGATGGCGATTACAATTTAGCTAGTGCTCCCGGTGATGCTATTTATATATATGCTCCTCAGATTAATAGTGGCCCGCTTATCCCATACTATGATGCGGGCAAAACGTCTGCTGGACCTAATAGAAAGTGGTTCTCTGATGTAGGCCCAGATTTAGATTATGCTGGAAGTGGCAATGATATTTTAATTAAGCCCAGCCCATTTACTGATGGGGCTCCGGTAATCAAATTTAATTCTGGAAAATGTTTCTCTGCTGTATTAGGTGCCGGTCCAGGAACTAATGATGTTGCAATCGAATATGTAGGTTTCAATGATTCTTCTGGAGGGGGAGTGTTGTTGGAGTGGTCAGAAGGTGCTGCTGGCACTCCTCGAATAGAGATAAATACCACTCGCAGCGCGACCCAAGTTTATATAAGAGGGTTCTTGGGTAGTCCTGGAGGAAGTGCATCGACATATGGGTGCAGAGGGAGTAATGGAGATAACCTGTATCACTTCATCGAGTTTTATGATAATAGTCAGCTTACATCTCAAACAACTGGCCTTATTCAATACGCCAATGGAGCGGCAGATAGCTATTCATTACCAGGAGCAACTAATGATATAGATGTCAACATGAACACTTCCTCCAGAATAACTATTAGCGGAAGATATAACTATACTTCTACAGATGATTCTGGGGTTGTAGCTATTGCAATACATTCAAGTGCTAACTGGTATCCTGGTGGCACGGATAATACAACTGTTTGGAAGGAAACTATAAAACGTCGTTCTGCTCAAGTCATGGGCGTATATCCTGCTACTGCAGTAGGAGATAAGACTCCACTTGTTGCAACCAGAACATCAAATAATTCATTCTTAGATATCCAAGATGATTCTGGTTATAGGACCTTGCATCAGGTGGCCAAAGGGTGGATGAGAATTTGTAAGAGGCCTGACAATAATGACAAACTTATAAGCGGCTTGCTATCTGAAAAATACGCAACACAGAAACTTCCCTATACAGACGATATGATAAATGATTGGGGTGGTCACGCAACAATCTCAAAGCAAGATGGTTATGAAACATTTCAACCCCATCTTGAAGCTCAGGTATGCACCCTTATTAGCACAGGTAACACCAATGCAGAGTGCGCCGTTTACTACCCAAACATCACCCCCTCTGGAGATGGATGGACAAGTTGCTGGGCGAAAAAAGGCAATGGAGAAGCAGATTGGTTTGCACTTAGATTATCTACTGTAACATCAGGGATTGTGGTTCAATATTTTGATCTAGTTAATGGTGTAATTGGTACAGGGACTACGGATGTGCTTGATGCATTTATTGAAGATTGGGGAAGTGGCTGGTATAGATGCTGCATGAAACATGAGAATGCAAAAACTGGATATATATACTTGCACCCATGCGCAGCAGATAACTCTGTCTGGATTACGCCAAGCTCTATAGGGGTAGAGCTAATATCACTTGTTTTCCCCCAGGTTATAAATAATAGTGATGGGCCTACAAGCTTTATTTTAAACACGGGAACGGGAGGTGTAACGAGGGCGGTTGATATTTTAGAATACACCCCTATAGATAATTATGCTCCCATTACTGGGTACACCATCGATGCAGACATACTTAAATATCCAGCAGCACACGCGAATAGCATTGCAGGACCATGGGGTTTAAGCAGGACGACCTCTTATCATGGTATACGGGTATACTGTAACGGGCCAGATGGAGAATTAATATTCAGGGTCGAGAATGAATCGGATACTACACTTTGGGCAGCGCATACAAGTTCGGATGTATCAGATGGGTATGTTCATAATATAAGAGGATCTTGGGAGGCGAATAGCCAAGAAATGTATATTGACGGTAATTTAGATGCTTCCAATACTTTGTCAGATGGGCCACACTCTGATATTAATTACCTAAGTGTCGGTAAGGATCGATCGCCATCTGCTATTGAGTTTGACGGTCTGGTATCTAATTTTAAAATATATAACAAGGTGAAATAATGTCAAGAAAAAATTTAACAGCCAATGAGCATGCCAAGGTAGCAAGTGCTTTCGCTAATAAGCATGCGGCACCTTTGCAGATGGATGGATATCAGGCGGAGTCAGTTACGCTTATAATAGACCTGGCTATGGGGAATGAGGCGGAGATATTTGATATTTTGGATACACTAGCTCTGAAAGGATGGGTTGAAGGCTCAATTATCATGGACAAGCTTGATGGATATGGTTTACCTATTAATCCAGGTGTAGATAGATACGTCTCTGTTTTAAGTAATGCCCGTAATATTAGAGATGCTGATGGAGTACACGGCATGTTATCAGCCAAGGTTTTCTCAGCATTCCATTGGAATGATTATCCATTATGGGCATCAATCGATGGATACCCTGCTCATCATTACTGCGGTGTTCCAGTAGCGGGGACAACTATTAGACCAATGCGGAGACGTAGTAAGCCTATTGAGGTCATCATCGAGCCGCCCGACCCACCTGAATAAAGATACAGAAATGCGACAAAACTCTACTAATATATTGGCATTTGGTAGCTATCCAAGGGCAGGACTGTATGAATAAAGATGTATCAGAAGGGGTTATTTATAAGATCTTCAACACGGTAAATGAAAAATTTTACATCGGGCAAACTCGCAATTTTGAAAAACGAATTAATGAGCATGTATGGAGTCTTAAAAAGAATAAGCACTATAATAAAAAATTGCAGCGAGCTTGGAATAAGCATGGACAAGAGAATTTCCGATTTAGTATAGTTGAGCAAGTTCCAGCAGATGACTTAAATAAAGTGGAGCAGAGCTATTTAGACATAGGGGCTCCATATAATATAGCAAAATCTGTTCTAAATCCTTTTATGGGAGTGAGGTATGAGCGCAAGCAGTCAGGTTGGAAAAAGCTTGCACTTGTATCAGTATGCTTTAATACTGGAGAGATTAAAGAATTTGGTTCTAAGGTAGAGGCATTAAAGGAAAACTCATTGGAGGGACGTAGGATACATTTGATTTCAAATAAATTGCCTAACAAGACAGTCCTATTAGCACATGAGAGGGCGTGGTTTATTCGCTCAGATGTAGGTGAAGATTTTATTCAAGGACTGAAAAACTCAAAGGACCGTATTATTTTTTTACTTAAGGCTTTAAATGAAGAAAAAATAGTGTTAGAGAAACGTTTTGCCCTTAACTCACCTGTCAGGAGGACCTGTGTAAAGACGGGAAAGGTCTGTATATTTAAAAAAATTACTGCAACTGGAAGCAAAAAATCAAATATTTGTGGAGTGAAAAGATCATGCCTGAACCCAGACATTAGTTATAAAGGATTTTTTTGGGAATATGTCTTCTCGCCATCACTCAGGTATGAAGCTCGTATTAGATTAAAGCAAGAAAGCTATAATAAGAACCAGACTAGGCAGTCCATAGTGATGTCTAACCGAAAAGTCAAATTTACAGAAGTAGTCCGGACAGATATAGTAACAGGGGACCGGTATACGTATGATGGATTACAGTCTGTTAAGAAAGATGGTTTCTGCTCGAAGTCAGTTTGGCAATTTTTAGATAGGGCGGTACCACACCGAGGATTTTTATGGAAGAGAGGGAAGATGGCATGCTCAACTAAGTGTTCGGTGACACATGTTGTAATTGCAACTTGCGTAAAGACTGGGGAAGTGATCGAATATCCGAGTGCTACTATAGCATCAAACAAATTTAATTGCAAGGTAGACGCTATTAGAGGGGCATGTATTTACAGCAGAATTAAATTTGGATGTACGTGGCATTATAGAAAGGGAAGTCTTAAGAGAAGTAAGCACATAAAGGGAAGAAGTGTGTTGAAGATTAATTTGGAAACAGGTCAGGCTCATAAGTATAAATCATTAAAGGATGCAAAAAAAGACGGGTTTCGAGCAGAGTATATAAAGCCATGTTGCTATGGGGAAGTTGAGTCATACAAAGGATTTGCGTGGAAATTTGGAGACCTAATTGAAAAGAAGGGGCACTCTAAACCCATATTGGCAAAGTCACTGGAAGATGGTGCAGTCACAGAGTATGCTGGTTCAGCAGTGGTAGCTAAAGAGTTTGAATGCAATCGCAACTCAGTTAATTATATGTGTCGCAATAAAAATGAGAAATTTGGATTTGCTTGGAGCTATAAGGATTAATTATGACTTTTACTACTGATACACTATCCAAAGCTGCTTTCAAGATTCTCAATGGGTTTACTCACAGTTCGAACTCAAAAGATCTGAGCAATGAGGCTGATAGCTCAAGCCCTGTAGTTGCATCATCAGAGATATTTGCAGATAAATTACTTTCAGTTTCTCAAATTTTAGCTGACGGGTATGGGGTATATGTCTCAGGGCTTACTCTCGTAGAAGATTTGAGTTCGGATGGAAAGTCATACGAATTTACAATAGGGGCTGTTTCTGGTTCAGCCTTAGATGGATATATAAATCCTAAGACAGGGAGTTTATATGTAGACGATGACCGTGTTGGCTATTTGCTTCATCCAAAGTATGATCCAGATTTACGTGCAATCATTCTTGATAACGGAATTGAACGAGCACCCCTGGACTCGACAGATTTTTTCGTGGATTATTATAATGGTAGAGTAACCAGCGAAGATGATATGCTTCTTGGAGTTACCGGGACAGCAAATGCTTACGTATTTACTGGTAATTTCCTTTCGGATACACTAGACAACATCATATCCTCTACACCTACGATTACTGGTGGCAAAGATGGCTATTTGGCTGTTTGGGATAGTGGAAGTACTTTAAATTACGACGAGTCTCTATATTTCGATACGACTAATGACCGATTAGGTATTGGTACTGCTGCACCGAGTTATGAGATTGATGTAGTTGGAGCGGCAAATGTTACTGACCGATATCGTATAGGCAGTGTTGATGCATTACGAGTTGAGAGTAATGATGTATTTGTTGGAAATACTGGAACGAATGCGAGTGGTGGAAATAATCTTCTTTTGGGTTATTTTGCAGGGCGCACACTTGGGGCTGGGGATAGAAATACATTTATAGGTTCATTGTCTGGCGAACTTGCTACAGGCTCATCTCAAGGTGTTGCGATAGGTTATGTGGCAGGAGCAAGAGCGACCGGTTCAGGTTATGTGGCGATAGGATCAAATGCAGGGGCTTTCCAGGATGGAGCAATAGGGCCCGTTTACATAGGCCAGGCCGCAGGTAAATATGCAGAGGGTAATTATAACACCGCGCTCGGGCATAATGCATTATCTGGTAGTGATGGATATACTACTGGAACATACAATGTCGCTATAGGTAAATCTGCTGGTTATAGCATCACTACGGCAAATGATAGTGTTCTTATAGGGCAAGAAGCCGGAGTAAATTTATCTACTGGCATCACAAATGTACTTATTGGTAAGAAGCCAGGTTCTGCAATAACTACGGCTCGTGGTACAGTAATTATTGGTGAAGAGGCTGGGCAGGAAACTAATGCAAGTTATGGAATATTTATAGGCGCGTTTGCTGGCCGTTACGCAACGGGTGTTGACAATATTGCAATTGGGCAGGTTGCAGGAGAAGGAGTTTCTGGGACAAATACTGGTACATCTAATATATTTATTGGAGTGAAGGCTGGACAGAAAATTACATCTGGAGATTCAAATCTTGCTATTGGTAAAGAGGCCGGAGATGCCATAACCACTGGTGGTGGTAATATGTTGCTAGGTGCTGGTGCTGGCGGATCAATTATAGATGGTGGCAGCAATATCGGTATTGGATTTGGAAGTATTGCAGGCCTTACATCAAGTTATGGAGTGGTTGGGATCGGCCAAGCGGCGGGGCATATTGGCGGATCATATTCAGTCCACATAGGTTATACTGCAGGTAATACTGATTCAAGCGCATATAATGTTAATATTGGCTGGTCGGCAGGCAATAATGCTGGTGCATCGGCAACACATTCTGTACGGATAGGTTATCAGGCTGGTCGATATGGTACTGGGCCTGATAATACCATCATTGGGTATGGTGCAGGAGAGGGAGCGACAGGTCTCAGTACATTTAGCGCTACAACCCTGATTGGCGTCCACGCTGGTAACAATTTAACTACAGGTATACAGAATACATTTATTGGTTTTTATTCCGGTCTGGGTGCAACAACAGCTAGTTATAATGTAGTGTCGGGAGTATATGCAGGTTATCGTCTTGACGGCTATAGCAATAATGTGTTCTCCGGCTATCAGGCTGGTAGGTATTTGCGTTCGAATGACAATGTCGCTATCGGTTATAATGCTGGGTTAGGTGTAGATGGTATATCTACGGGCACAGATAATACATTTGTAGGATATGAGTCTGGCCTTGCGATAACTACAGGGTACTTAAATACTTTCGTTGGACATCAGTCAGGAACAAGTAATACCACTGGATATGCATCCATATTCATAGGGCCGTATTCTGGTTTAAACTCTCTCGCAAGTGATTATGCTGTAGCCATTGGCTATGAGGCAATGAAGAACGTTGTTAACTCTGACAACAGTATCGCTATTGGTAGAGGCTCACTTCAGTCGACTACTGTAGGAAGTCAGGTTGCGATTGGGGCCTTTGCGGGAGAGAAAATTGTTTCCAATGTGGCATTAACTGCTATAGGATATAAGGCCGCACAATTTCTTACAGGAAGTTATAATCTTGCTGTAGGTTATGAGTCCGGCCTTGGCATAGATGGACAATCTACCGGTGAGTCAAATGTGCTTTTGGGTCACAACTCTGGTAAAAATCTCACTACTGGGAACTATAATGTAGCTATTGGAAAAAGTGCGGGAGAAAGCTTAGATGGATATAGCAATGTAGTCCATATTGGCTATGAGGCAGGTTTATATTCAAGAGTGAACAGTACCGTGGCAATCGGTTATCAGGCAGGTAGGGGAGTTGATGGGATTTCGACGGGGGCTTCAAATGTATTTGTGGGTTCAGTGTCTGGGGTTAGCATTACTACTGGCGAAAGAAATGTTGGATTAGGCGCGGGAGCAATTAATAGCCTAACAGACGGCGATAAGAATATAGGTATAGGTTATTCTGCTGGCGGAGCAGTAACTACCGGTGATGCAAATATCCTTATGGGGTCTCAAACTGGTCAAGGAATTACTACCGGATCATTTAACGTTGCTATAGGCAATGGATCATACTTAGAAGGTACTGGCGATTCAAATACTTTTGTTGGAGATGATGCAGCCCATGGTGCAGTAGGGCTAGCTACAGGTTCTGGGAATGTGATGATGGGCAGGTTTGCCGGATATGTTATGAAGGGCACATCCTACTCTGTCGGCATTGGTTACAATGCACTGAAAGCTATTGAAGCAACTTACACTGTCGGGATTGGTACTAATACTTTAGGCAATTTAACAACGGGAGTTGCAAACACTGCAGTGGGATCTCTAGGACTTCGTGATTTAACAACTGAATCAAACAACACATCTTTAGGATTTCACTCTGGCGAGAATACTACTTCCGCAAATAATACACTTGTTGGAGCCTATTCTGGTGCTGGTGTAGATGGATACTCAACTGGCAGTGATAATACATTCTTGGGATATAATTCCGGTTTTTCTATAACATCCGGTGCTTATAATACTCTACTCGGTGCGAATGCTGGAGATACGATCACTACTGGCAGTAACAATGTTGCTGTTGGTTACCAGGTCATGGATACGGCAGCGAATGGGTCAACCAATATTGGTATTGGGTATAACGTATTAAGATCAGCAACGGGCACAAATAATATCGCTATCGGTGGGGGCGCAGGTCAGTCAGTATCTACTGGTGGGTCTAACATATATATTGGAGAGTCTACTGGCACGTCGCTTACCACAACGGCAAATACTGTTGCAATCGGGCGCAGGGCACTTGTCGGCTCAGGTGGGGATATGGATGAGTCCATATTTATGGGGCACCTCGCCGGAGAAAACTTTACTGGATCTGGAAACCATATAGCTATCGGCTCCCGTGCTATACGCAATAGTGGTGCAACTTCTACAATCATTGCAATTGGCAGGCAGGCAGGATATTATAATAGTGGAGCCAATATATTAATCGGCGGTGATGCAGGTTATGGAGTTAGTGGGTTAACTACAGGGAGCGGAACTACCGCAATAGGAACTTCTGCTGCATTTAAGCTTACTACAGGGTATGAGAATGTACTTGTCGGAAATCGATCTGGATATAATCTATCAACTGGAGTATCAAATGTATCCATTGGTAATGATTCAGGGCATAGTTTGGATGGCTACAATTTCAATGTATTTGTTGGAAAATCAGCCGCTCAGTATAATCGCACCAACAATAACGTAGCTATAGGTCATGAAGCCGGTATGGGTGCTGATGGAACTACAGTAGGAAATGGGGCGAATGTATTTATTGGATATCTGGCCGCTAAGTTAATTACGACTGGCTATTCAAATGTTACAATCGGAAGTACTGCTGGAACTGGATTTACGACTGCTCGAAATAATGTAGCAATAGGGTCAGGCTCATTAGCTAACAATGCTGGTGGTTTTGAGAATGTAGGGGTTGGTGACGCCGCAGGTATTAACTCTACCGGATATAATAATACATTTGTTGGTAGTAGAGCGGGATATACTGGTGGTGCAGGAACTGGCTCTACTATGATAGGAATGACTGCTGGATTTTATAGTACTGGTAGTAGCAATGTAGCTATCGGCCAAGCTGCAATGTATGGTCAGTCAGGATTAACTACGGGAGCTAGTAATGTACTTGTTGGTACAGCATCAGGATATAAAATAACTACTGGAGCGTCTAACGTATTGATAGGCTATGGGACAGGTCATGAGCTTGAAAGTGGCAGTTCGAATACATTCCTTGGTAGAAATGCTGGATATTACTCTATCGCATCAGATAATACTCTTATAGGTTCTTACTCTGGAGAGTCTGCAGATACTGGAACGTCTTTAACTTATGCTGGTTATGAATCAGGCCGCTATCTTGAAGGCAGTAGCAATACGGTATTCGGGTATCAGGCAGCTAAAGGAGTTGATGGATACTCTACTGGTATCAGTAATACATTCGTAGGTTATTATTCTGGTCAGGCAATTACAACAGGTAGTGGAAATGTAAGCTCAGGCTATCAGACATTACTTGCCCTAGACACTGGATCATACAACCTTGCACAGGGTTGGTCTGCCGGTACAGCAATTACCTCTTCCAGTAACAATGTTGCACTTGGTAGAGAAACATTAGAGACTCTTTCTACTGGCTCTGGCGCAAATGTTGCCATTGGTTACCAGGCTGGAAATACAAACATTTCTGGAAATAACAACCTTTATATAGGAGCATCTGCAGGATTCTTGAGTACTGGAAATGCAAATGTATTCCTTGGCACCTCTGCAGGTTATAATGAGACTGGCTCAAACCTACTTTACATAGACAACTCTAATACTGCTGACCCACTTATTTACGGAAACTTCTCTGCTAATAGGCTCGGTATTAATACAGGTACGGTAGCCACAGCAACATTAACTCTTGATAACCTTGCAGCTACTGATGACATCTTCGTAGCCAGAGATAATGGTAGCGTAGTATTTACCATTGCAGACGGTGGCAATGTTACTATAGAAAATGATTTAATTGTTAATGGTACAACCACTACAATTAATTCTGAAAATGTTCTTATAGCTGATAATCATCTATACTTAAACCATGGTTATACTGCAGGCACTGCTCAGTCAGGTGGTATCGTAGTTAACTATGATCCTACAGCTACCACTGATACGGTAAATGGAGTTTATGTTGCAGGTATTGCAGCCACTTCAAATCCAACCGTAGTAACTACGGGCTCAGCAACCTTTGCACAGTATGATTTAATTCAGATTGGTAGCAGTACTGAGAACAATGGACTATTTGAGGTAGAGAGCCACTCAGGTACAACTCTTACGGTTCGTGGTGTAGGTACTGCGTCAACCATTGAAAGCTTTACTGAGAACCAACTTGTTGCAGGGGCTTCGGATTCAGCATCAATCACCAAGATTGGTGTGGCTGTATTAAGAGCTGGTACAAATGGCTTATTTGAGATAACTAGAGGTGAAGTAACTTCAGCGACTGGAATGGTATTTAAGGATATTTTCCCGAATGAAGTTGAAACGATTACATATGCGGCCAGTATTGATTTGGACATGGACCCTTCAGTCTTGTCTATCAAGAGTGTAACGCTTACTGGAAATATTACGTTTACCACATCTAATCGTGGAGCTGGCAGAGTAGCCAGTATACGCATTGTAGGGGATACTTCAGACAGGAACCTTACATTCCCGGCAGGCTGGAAATTCCTTGGCGGTCCGACACCTGCAGCTATTCCAGCCAATCAGGTGGGCATCCTTAGTATCACTGCATTTGGCGGAACGGATGCGGATATCATTGCTGGATTTAGTTTTGATACCAGTGAGACTGGTTTGGGTGGGACAGGTACTGCGACTGAGCTTGCATATTTCACTGACTCAGATTCATTAGCTTCAATGACAAGTATTACCTGGAATGGCTCTTCAAGATTTGACATTGGAATTGCAGGAACTACGACATTTCCAGCACTTACATTTACGGATTCTGGGCTAGGCTTCTTCAGAGTAGCGGCAAATACTTTAGGAATATGTGCCTCTGGTTCTGAAAAAATGAGGATTGTTGGAACGGGCGTCGTGTTCAATGAGCCTGGTGGTGGAAATGGTAATGTTAGAATTGAGGGTGCAGGTGATATAAACCTATTTAAAACAGATGCTACGACCAATTCTGTTGGAATTGGCATAGCTACTGCAACCTCTAAGTTAGATATAGGAGGGACATTTGACCCTCTAGCAGGGGCTATTGGTTCAGTTGTATCCATTGGAGGTACACTTACTGAAGCAGCTTCTGGTACACATGCATTACTCGCAGGCTTAGAAATCAATATCCCTGTTATTACAGGTGGTTCAGCAACTGTTACTAATACAGCTTCTCTTTATGTTGCTGGAGTAGCTTCTGCAACTGTGACTGGTGACAACTATGCGATGTGGGTTGATACAGGCACATCAAGATTTGATGGTGACTTGTTATTAGAAGAAATAGCAGCCCCATCTACTCCAGCGTCAGGTTTTGGAACAATTTACGCCAAAACAGACGGTCTCCCTTATTGGCAAGATTCTGATGGTTATGAATACAGTATGACTCCTGGAACTACTGCAATAGGTTCAGTGTCAGGAACAACATATCTTGATGGTTCAGACCACGTAGTATTCGTAGATGCATCTTCAGGTGCAGTATCAGTAATACTTCCAACAGCTTCAGTATATTCAGGTCAAGAGTATAAGATTAAGAAAACTGATTCATCTGGCAATAATGTAATTGTTACCAGGTCTGGCTCAGATACGATAGATGGACAGACGACATACATATTTGGCACTCAATATGATGCATTTGTATTTATAAGTGATGGCACAAATTGGTATGTATTCTAAGAATTCTGATATTAATAATTAAGTAGAAGGTCACTATGTCATATAAAAATATACACCCATTTCAGCCTGGATTAAGGACCATATATGTAAACCACACCACTGGTGGTGATGGGTATGCTGGTACGATTTCAGAGCCTTGTGCGACCATACAGCAAGCTGTGAATAGGTTCAAGCCACTTGATAGGGGGGCTCAGAACTGGGCATTAAATGATGATAGAACCATATTAGTTCAGGACCCTGGTGGAGATTCTATATTTGATGAAGAAATAGTTATCCCTCCACACGCAGGAGACGGGGCACTTATAATTAGAGCAGAATATCAGGTAGAATTCTCTGGCTTGGTCGAGTCTGGGAGTCCATTTTCTACAATTGCTGGATTTGAAGTAAGGCAACGCCTTAGCTTTACAACGTCTCCTATGACTGCTTCAACTTTAGGAGATGGGTATTTTGTAGTACCTCAGACGAATACTTTGGGAAATCCATTTGAGTTTGGATGGGAGATACTCCCAATAGTTGACAATGCAACTGGAACATGTGATGTTGTCGCTTATGATCCAGGTTCATATACAGCATTTACTCATCTTGCTGCAGTAGCAGTGGATATTGTAAAGCCTCAGGTTATTTGGCGTCCAGGATTGACAGATGCTTCTGGAGACTATCCGGTTCCATGCATTAGAAATATGGGAGGTTCCTTAATTGTAGAGGGTTTCAGATTCCAGAACTCTACAGCAGGCCAATCGAATGTAGTATTGATGAACACAGGACCCTCTGGCGACACTTGGTTTGGCGGCAGAGTATATATAAGAGGATGTGTTGTCGAAAATAATGGAAGTGGAACAGGTTTTAGAGGGGTCGTTCATGGTGATAGTTGCGCACTATCAGGTGTATTACTTCAGGGAAGAAATGGAATAACTATGAGTTCTTCAGATCTTATAGGCGTAAATATTCGCCAGGCACTCTCTGCAGGTTTTACACCAGCTAATGGTTTATATGGAGTAGCTAACGCATATTTGTATGGAGTGGATACAGAACTATCAGCAAGCGATTCAAAGATCTTTAATATACATATGTCTTCGAATATTATGATTGCTATAGATCTTAGGGGCGGCGGTTTACATTTCTGGCAAGGCGCTGCACAGATTGACGCAATGTCATGTGAAGATAGTGCAAAGACATGTATAGTGCTCTCAACTGACTCTACAGCATTTATACTTTCGGCGTCAAGAGCAGTTGGATCTTCTGGAAATACAGATTACGGGGTAAGGATGTTCGGCTACAATGCTGTACTCGAAGGTTATAGCCCGCCATCATTAAGTGGCTCATTAGGAGATCTTAAGGTAGGGGATAACCCGATAACATCTTGGGGTGTCGGCGATTATATAGATATGACTAAATCATGCAAAGCTTATAATGTATAGGAGTTATTAATGCCATCAAGACGTAGAAAATATGCAAAAGAAGAGTCAGTAGTTACTGCTGGTGATGCGGCCTACGATGCCGTTAAAGATACATGGGCTAATAAAGCTAATCCTACCCCTGAAGAAGAAGTGGCAGCTAAAAATGCAAGGCTTAAAGCTAAAATAGATGCAGCACAAGCCTTAGTGGATGCGGAGTAATAAATGACTTCTTATGTAAATGATGACCTGATTGTTACAGGTAATGTGGCAGTCCAGGGAAAGACTGAATTATCAAGTAACTACATATATATGAATAATGGGTACACGACTGCAGTTGCGCAAACTGGAGGTCTCTCATTTAATTATAGCCCTACGGGATTAACTGATACAGTTAACGGAGTCTATGTAGCTGGTGTTGCATCTACTTCAAATCCTACTGTAGTTACAACTGGTTCTGCCACTTTTGCAGCAGGCGATTTTGTTCAATTTAACGGTGCTTCAAAAAACAATGGGCTTTTTGAAGTACTTACTCATACTACCACAACTTTAACTATTCGTGGAATTGGTACAACTGCAGCTATTGAAGATTTTACAGATACCCAATTTATTGCTGGTAGTTCTGATTCCGCAACTATTGCTAAGGTTAATGTAGCTATAATTAGAACTGGAATAGATGGGGTATTTGAAACAGCTCGGGGAAGTTCCACTACTGGTTCAGGCTTGGTATTTAAAGATGTATTTCCAAATCAACTTGATACCCTTGCTTACAGCGCAACTGTTGACTTGGACATGGATCCTCTTGGCCTTTCTTATAAGACAGTGACACTTACGGGTAATATTACGTTTACGACATCTAGTCGTGGAGCTGGCAGAATAACTGTAATTAGGATAGTAGGTGACACTTCTGATAGGACACTTACATTTCCGGCTGGATGGAAATTCCTTGGTGGACCTACACCTGCATCAATACCTGCTAACCAGGTTGGCATCCTTAGTATCACTGGCTTTGGAACTGCAGATGCAGACATTGTAGCTGGATTTAGCTTTGACACTAGTGAGACTAGTTTAGGTGGCAGTGGTACGGTCAATGAACTCGCCTACTTTACTGATCCTGACTCGCTAACTTCAAGTTCAGCTTTAACTTGGGATGGCATAGATTTAGGTGTTGACGGATATATATCAATTACAGAGGAAGATTCACCACCAACCCCTACGTCTGGAACAGGGTATATATTTGCAAAAACTGATGGTATTTTATATTGGAAAGATGATTCTGGTACAGAAACATCGGTAGTTGGTTTCGGGGATGTAGTTAAAGTCGGAACACCAGCAAATAATCAACTAGGCATTTGGACTGGCGATGGAACAATTGAAGGTGATTCTAACTTTACCTGGACCGGAACTGTTCTTGATATGAAAACTACCAGTAATGCGGGTACATACTTTACTAATACTGCAGCTAGTGGGAGTACAGGCGGTTCTGGGATCATCTCGGGAAGTAATGATGGTGCAGCAATGGCCAACAATGATCGCCTTGGATATTTGGTATTTAGAGGCGCAAGAGATGCCTCATCAACCTTCACTAATTCTGCTGCCGTTGCAGCCTATGCTTCAGAGACATGGACAGGTTCCTCTTCACCTTCACGTCTAATATTTCAGACTACTCCAAGTGGCAGTAATTCTCGCGTTGAAGGAATGAGGCTAGATAAAAATGGTAACATTGGTGTTGGCCAATCGACGATTACTTCCAAGTTAGAAGTTGGCGGAACATTTGCTCCAGCAGTTTCTGCAATCGGTTCAGTTGTATCTATTGGGGGCACACTTACTGAAGCAGCTTCTGGCACACATGCGTTGCTTGCAGGTTTAGAAATTAACATACCTGTCATAACAGGTGGTTCAGCAACAGTTACGAATACAGCCTCTCTTTATGTAGCTGGTGTTGCTTCTGCAACTGTGACTGGTGATAACTATGCTATGTGGATTGACGCGGGTACATCAAGATTTGATGGCTCATTATTACTTGCTGAAGCAGCAGCACCTGGAACACCAGCAAGTGGGTTTGGTTCATTGTACGCTAAAACTGATGGCTACTTATATTGGAAGAATGATGCAGCCGAAGAATATAATGTATCTACTTCAGCCGGTGGTGGTGGCGGGGGCAGCTTAACTGGCTCTGGTGCTACCAATCAGATTACTTACTGGAACGGTACAACCAGTTTAACTGGCAGTTCAAGTTTTACATTTGATGGTACAACATTTGCGGTAGATACAGCAGCGATATTCAATGAAACTGGAGCAGCAATAGATTTCAGGATAGAAGGTGATAATGAGCAAAATCTGTTCTTCGTCGATGGCTCTACTGATAGGATTGGCATAGGAACGAATACTCCGGCTGAGAGGCTTCATATTGAGGGAACTGTTGATGGAGGAGTTAAGCTACGAATTCATAATTTGAATGATGGAGGCACAAGTCATCAATCCAGATTAGATGTAGTTGCTGGGCCGACAATGTCTGTTGGAGGTTCAGGAGACCCTTATTTTTCATTTATTGTTTTAGGTGATGGGCATGCTTCAGTTCCAAGTATTGTAAATTCAGTAGCGACGAATTGTAATGAGTATCGCATGTCCACATCTTATAAGTCTGGTGGAAAGATAACATTCTATACTGACCCTGGGACGGCTGGTGCAACCATTGAACGAATTGCAATAACTGCAAGTACTGAAACTGTATTCAATGATCCTGGTAGTGACTATGATTTCCGCGTCGAGGGTGATACAAGAGCAAACCTACTTTTCATTGACGCAGGTCAAGATCGAGTTGGTATAAATAGAACTACTGGAAATCTTGGAGCAACTCTTGATATAGATAATCTTGCAGTTGCTGAATCTGTATTCATCGCAAGGGATAATGGTACTGCCAAGTTTACTATTGCAAATGGTGGAGCGTTAACTCAAGAAGGTGGAGCTGTCTTCAATGAGACTGGAGCAGATGTTGATTTCCGTGTAGAAGGTTTAACCGATCCGAATCTTCTTACTGTTAATGCAGGTGTGAATGCTATAGGTATTGGGCAATCAACGCCAACCTCCAAGCTAGAAATTGGTGGGACGTTTGCCCCAGCAGCTTCCGCTATTGGTTCTATGTTTTCTATTGGGGGAACTCTTACTGAAGCAGGCTCTGGAACACACGGATTACTTGCTGGATTGGAAGTAAATGCTCCTACCGTTACTGGAGCAGCAGCTACCGTAACAAATACAGCATCTCTCTATGTAGCTGGTGCAATGTCGGCTACGGTAGCTGGTGTTAATTACGGATTATGGGTAGATGGAGGAGAGACAAGACTTGATGGAAGCGTACTTCACTTAGGGGATAATGACTATCAGATAGAGACTACTGCAGTATCTACTACGAATGCAACCGTAACGACTATTATGACACTTGGTACATCTTCAAATACCACTTATATGTTAAAGACTGAAATTGTTGGTAAGCGTACTGGTGGTGCATCAGGTGCCGCTAACGATGGAGCAGTTTACGTTAGATCGGCAAGGATTAAAAATAATGCTGGCACGGTAACTATTAATGACCTGCAAACCGACTTCACAAGTGAGGATCAGGATTGGGATGGAACCATTACTTTTTCTGGAACGAATGTATTAGTAAGGGTGACTGGAGCTGCGAGTAATAATATTGATTGGGTAGCAACCACTACTGTGCAGGCTGTTTAGGAAGTAATATGAGTTATTATTCTACATTTGGACCTAATCTAATTGCTAAAGCTAGTCATAGTGAAGACCTTGGGTTGACGTTTGACTTACCTTTAAGTAAAGGTGGTCCAAGCCAACTACCTACAAATATGACGGTAGATGGATATGAAGTTGCTCCTACTTTTAGGTATAGTTCCTTAGGGGTTAGAGAAAATCTCTTAGGTTATACTGAAGACTTTAGTAATGGAGCATGGAACAAGACGAATGTATCTGTTGATTCAAATGTTGTGATAGACCCTCTTGGTACTACACTTGGAGATGGTATTAGTGCCACTACTTCTGGGTTAAGGTATGTTAATGATGCAGGTGTTGGCGTAGTTGGGGAAGTTTATACTGCTTCAGTGCATTTAAAAGCTGGGGCGAGTGATTGGGTATATCTGTATATAAGTTCAGGCCTTAGTATAGGATTGTCATTCAATCTTTCGAATGGCACAGTTGGTTCAACGGTGCCTCAGGAGATACTTGGCCATACTATGACCGAGGCAGGTAACGGTTGGTATAGATGTTCAGTTACATTTGTAACGAATAGTACGACTATCGATCCAAGATACTATGTAAGTGAGTTAGAGGATGATTATACCACTACAACCATATACAACACCCCTGGATTTTACATATGGGGGGCCCAGCTTAATAGCGGCCCACTAATTCCTTATTATGATGCAGGTAAAGCATCTACTGGACCTAATCGTATCTGGTTGGCAGATGTTGGCCCAGATTTAGATTATTCTGGTTCTGGTGATGATATGCTTATAAGGCCAGGACCTTTTACTGATGGGGCTCCGATAATAAAGCTAAATGGAGGGAAGCACTTTATTTCTCCAACTGGCGTTGCAGGTCCTGGAACAAAAGATACGGCAATAGAGATCGTAATTATGAATGAGTTTTCTAATGCAGGAGTCCCATTTGAGTGGGCAGATTCAGCAGCTTCATCTCCTCGCGTAGAGTGCTATACTTATAGCCCTAGTTTTAATGCGCCACAATTCGGCGGACTTACAAGTACTGGGAACTCTCTTGGGGGAGTAAGAGGTTCTAATCGTGATGGGATGTTGCACCAGATCTCTTTTGCGGATAATTCTGAGCTTACAACTACTGGCACTCGTGCCGTTTCAAATGGAGCGGGAGACACCTATACGAGTATTGGGGGAGCTAATAATATAAACGTTAATATGACAAGCTCTGCAAAGATCTCGATCGGAGCACGAATAAGTGGTGCTGGCCCAGCAGATGAAGCTTACATATTAATATCTTTTTATAGTTCGGCAGATTGGTTTCCTGGAGGTGCAAGTGCTGATGATGCAGCATATAAAGAAACTACTAAGCGCCGCTCAGCTCAAGTTATGGGAGTCTATCCATTTATGGCACTGGGGGATAAGACTCCTACTACAGCGACTCGCACATCAAATAATAGTTTTATGGATATTCAAGATGCTTCTGGCTATAGAACAATGCATCAAGTAGCTAAGGGCTGGATGCGGGTTTGTACTCGCCCAAATGCTGATGGGTCCGATACGATGACCGGATACCTTTCTGAAGAAGCAGCTACACAGCAAGTAGACTATACGGATGACATTACTCTGTGGACTACCACAAGGTGCTCTGCCATAGACGGGTACGAGGTATTTACTCCGTATACTGATGCTGCCGCTTGGGGAATGATTCCAGATGATACGACGACAGATGAAAGGTATTTTGGAAATGGAGCTGTACCATCTTCTGGTACAGGGTGGATGTCTGTTTGGGTAAAAGCAGGAGCTGTTGACTGGTGTGCATTACGCATTTCAACATCTGTGAGTCTTGCTATTAAATACTTTGATTTATCCGGCTCAGGAGCTGTAGGCTCAAGCGTTGGCACAGAAGTTTTAGATGCTTTTATTGAGGACTGGGGGGCTGGGTGGTTCCGATGTTGCATGAAGTATACAAATGGAACTACAGGAACTTCAACCGTATATGCTGCCGAAGCAGACCTTGATGCCCAAATATCACCTGCCAATATTACTGATCCTCTCATACACGTAGCTTTTCCGCAGATTGAAAATGGTTCTGAAATCCCATCCAGTTATATTAACAATCCTTCTACAGGAACTGTGACTAGGATAAAAGATTACTTGATGTTTGATGCAGCCGGAGATAATGTAGACATTTCTACCGCAGGTACAATGGAAATAAGTGTAATGTATAATGATGCGTTGGAAGGTCATACATCATACAACATGACGCTATGTAAGGATGGTGCTTCGCCACAAATTCTATTATATGGACATGCGTCTAACTATGCTGGTTCAGAAGGTTACTCACCATCTATCCAATGGGTGCATGGCGCTGGAGGTTCTGATATCACTGATGGGTATAGACATGATAGTAAGGTTTCATTCACTACTAATGAGACCAAATTATATGTAGATAATTCTCAAGTAGGGGCTACGGATACTTCTGTAGATATGGGAACGTTTGATGAAGTAAATGAAATTAGAATAGGTGTAGCAACCAATGGTTTAGGTCAGTCAAATGCATTACTTTCTAGAGTTAAAGTTTACAATAAGGTAAAATAAGATAATCTTGTACAAGTTAAGGTGTAAAATATGGCAGCAATAACAGGTAGACTTACAATTAATGGTTCTCACTACTTAGAAGTAGCAGCAAATCCTTCTGATGGTACAGTTGCGGCTGTAGGCTCACTGGCTACTGTAAGCGATGGCAGTGGATTGTATTTGAAAACAGGGGCAGGCGATACTGCCTGGACTGTTATGGCTTCAGGGAGTCTCTCAGGTAGTGGTGCCACGAATAAGGTAGCTTATTGGTCTGGTGCTAGTACGCTTACTTCTGATACTGATTTACACTGGGATAATACTAATAATCGGCTTGGAGTGGGAACATCACCTTCTTACGCAGTGCATGTTACTTCCCCGCCTACTTCTAATATTGGTATAGCTTATGAGCCAAGCTCTATTGCCGCCAATGATAGACTATATTATGGTGCAGTAGCTGGCGGAGCTAATCAGGTTTATCCATTTTATTTTGATACTTCGTCAACCGGCGGCGCTCAAGGTCATATATTTAATAGTACTGGTGCAGCTATACTTGGTTTGCAGACTTCAGAAGCAGCTTCCTATGTGTATACTTTGTATGACCAGAATTCTAACTACTGGACTACAGGGGTAGATGGGGGAGATAGTAATAAGTTTAAGATATCAGCGAGTAGTTATCCTGGTGCAAATGATTATTTCGTAGTAGGGTCTGACGGTTATTTCTTTTTAGGTACAACAGCTTCTATTTCTGACACAATTAGTCAAGTTACAATTGCAAACACTGATAATGATATTCCGACGCTAAACTTAACAAGCAACACTGCTGTTACAGGCAACTCAAGTTTATGGCTAACTACTGGTACAACAAACCCTGGGTCAAAGTTTGGATTCTTTTTAAAGAATGATGGTACAGATGATGAACTATCAATTGGTAGAAATAATGATGGTGCTACTGATATTGAAGTTTTCAAAATAAAGAGAAGTAATAGCAAGATTGTAATGGGCACATCTCAAGATGCAGGAACAGGAGATATAGAGACAGACTCAACTTATAATTTTAGAATTGGGTATAGTGATACATATGCTGCAAATACGACTTTAGGAGTCATGCAAAGTACTTCTTCTGTAAATGATCCACACTCTTTATTAGCTTTACAGTTAGATCGAGATGGGACTACTTTTGGAAATCCAGGTTGGGGCCCAAGATTGGATTTCAGAGTGTCAAATGATACTGTTGGGAGACCAGGATACAGAATTGCAAGTATTGATGCAGTTATTCCATATTCCCACTCAGGACAACAATGGGGAAGGTTAAATTTTTACACTGCTGATGAAGCTGAGCCGACATTAAAAATGTCAATAAATCCAGACGGTTATGTTGGCATAGGTGTAGAGGATGCGACTAGAAAACTTTTAGAGATTAGCACTCCAAATACGCAAGGGGCTGGAATCGCCTTAGTGAATAGTTCCACCTCAATAGTAGCAAATGATATAGTTGGGTCAGTAGATTTTTACAGTGATGACCTAGCTTTAAGTGGAGATGGTCAGAATCGAGCATCAATATGGGCTGAGTCTACGGATGCTGCTGCAACGACATTGCTAAAGTTGGAGGTAAATTCATCTGTCTCTATAGATACCAAGAGAGGGGTCTCTATAAATGAAAATGGGTATTTCGGAATTGGAACGATAGAAGATCCCCAGGAACATCTACATATTCAAGGTAGAACTGGACTAGCTTCAAATATTCTCTTAGAAGCAACCACCATTAGTCAGTTCGCACAAGTAGGAGATATTAAGTTTACTGCTTCATCAGGGACAAATAGCCCGGCCAATATAACAGGCTTTTATAGAGATGTCTCAGGTAATATCGATTTAAGATTTTCATCTGGTACTGGCGGGACTGCGGACAGCACTTTGGTAGTAGGGCCTAATAAGGTTTTTGCAGGAGATGTAACGTATTCCACAGCATCTACTGGTACAGAGATGAATGTTGTAAAGGTTGATGCGCCACCTATCTTAACTATTATGCGAGATGATAGTTCTATATCTGCTGGAAATGACTTAGGAGGTATAAAAGTCGGTACGGATACAGATATAGGTGGGTTAATTGCCTTTGGAGCACAAAATGATTGGAGTACGGGCAACTTACAATCGACATTCATGTATATAAACCTTCAAGACAATACATCTACAGACACTCTTCTAGAATACTCTTTAACTTTATCTAAGGATAAAATCGCTACAGGGACTGTAACTACGACAGGTGACACTTATTTGCATTTACATGCAGATGGGTACGTTGGCCTTATACTTGATGCTGATACAGTTAATAACAGTCCTACTGGTGAGCCAAGTCCCTTTATAGAAATGCTATCTGACGGAGGAGCTGTTAGCTATTATCTTGGTGGCGTTAGTGGTGGTGGAGATACTGCCGTTGGTGGCGTTACAAGTGCGACTCAAAATGCATTATTAGTTGGAACCACAAGCGCCTATAAAACACAGCTTTTTACGGACTCTGTAGTTAGAATGGACATTGATGCTAATGGTAGAGTAACGTGGCCTAATGCTGGGGGCCAAGTACCAGTTGCCTGGGCCATGTTAAGCATAAGCAGTGGTTCTGTAACAGTAAGTGAGGATATTTATATTGGAAGTGTCTCAACCAGTGGTGTTGATATGACAGTTAACTTCTCAGTAACTAGAGCAAATTCGAATTATGTTGTATTAAGTGGTACAGACAATAATACAAACTCTATTGCTCAAACAATGACTTCTACTGAAGGCACTGGAAGTTTTTTACTACATTGGTATAATTTTTCAGGAACTATACAGAACTGGTCAAGTTACTCTGGCAGAATTTATATAACTGTGTTTGACATGGAGCCATAGGAGATATTATGAATAGAATCCTTTTTTTCTTAAGCGGGTCTGATTATAGTTCCTACCATACATCTGACCAAAATTATGAAAAGTTTTTCTCAGCTTACTTCTCTAAAAACGGTGTAGTTCCGGACGGATATTGCTTTGCTGATGTGGCAAATTTGCCATCCATTTGGGACATTAATCGGGACTTTACTTTCTTGACAGATGGTTACGAAGGATATTACAGATTTGGAGAGTTTACAGGTCATAATTTCTACGCATCTGTGAACCTATTAAGCTCTGAGAAAAATATAGTTCGATTGGACGTAGAGAGAACAGTTGGGGAAAAAATTGGTACTGGTTTTGCATTTGCAGGACAACAATTCAGCCTCAGTCAAAACGCACAATTAAAGTGGAGTGGTTTATTTGCATCAAAGGATTTTCTAACTTATCCTATAAACGTATCTAATATCGATGATACTGATGGATATGATATTCTAGATGCAAGTGCTGTGACTGCTATGTATCTGGCTGGAGTTACGGTGGTTCGTCAAGCTTTAGATAATGGAAATTCTGTAAAAGTTCAGATTAGGAACTGTGACAGCTTGCAAAATCTGGATGATATAATTGACGCAAATTTTAATAGTAGTGATGCCATTAGGTTAAAGTACCGGATTTCTTAATTAGTCAGAGAAGAATCTGAAAAAATGTATATATCAACTGGGGAAACATTCCCCTTCATGAAGGAGAATTTAAAATGGAAGAGTTAAACGTAGAAGCAATCAATGAATTTTTACAGGCTGAGCATGATGACCAGTTTAAGACGGCCTTGAAGACCAAGTGTCTTGCGGCAGATGCAGCCCTTAAGGAGGCCGTAGCGTCTCGTGAGGAGGCCGTAGAGGAGGCTAACAAGCTGCAGGAGAAGCTCAATACCCTCGGGTCTGAGATTGTACGCCTTAATGGTGTAATGCAGGGCCAGGTTGAGCTTATCGATGAGCTGGTAGGAACAGCCACCTCAGAGGGCTAATATAAAAGTTTAAAATTTACGGCCCCTCTATTAAAAATTATGGATTAATAGAGGGGCCTTTTTTATGAGTACAGTTTATCCAAATGCTATCGATGGCAATACACAGCTGCCATTAATCGTAGATAATGTTAATGCATTGCAGGCAAATGACGTTAATCGCATCCGAAATGCTGTAATTGCTGTAGAGGCTGAACTTGGGATTAACCCAAGTAGTACAAGTGGTACTGTCAAAGATAGAATGGATGTATTAGAAGGTCTGGTAGAAGGGCTTACGGGAGTCAGTGTAGTAGATATTACGGTTGATTTCATTTCAGGCATGATTGAAACCCCTGTAGATAAAACGTATTACATAGTTAGTAATATACCATATGCGGGGTATATAGATTCTATAGTGACTCAGTCTACTTCTGGAACATGTACGCTGACCGTAGAATTAAATGGTACTCCGCTTGGTGGAACTGCAAATTCAGTAAGTAGCACGGAAGAGATCCAGGTACACACCAGTGCGAATACATTTTCATCTGGTGACTCAGTAACTCTGGTCATTTCTGCAAATAATTCTACAGAGGACATGCGGTTCACAGCTAATATAATTAGGACTTCTTAGCACTAGTTATGAGTAAGGTCTCTTAAAATAATCAATGAGAGCGAGTTAAAATATGCCAACATGGTTCTTCTTCACTAATCCACCACCAGCTCCAGCAGATTATGATGAAACATTCGATGTAGATTGGGATGACGCCATTCCAGTACCAACACCATCATTTGCGACACCTGATTATAATGAAACATTTGACACTAGTTGGGATGGAACCCCTTAAGGAGACTAATTATGGCACAAGCAGATTTTGATTTTGAGTCTGGCGGCTTGGCTGGCGGCGCTTGGGTTGGTGGCGATGATGGCACTGCAAGATTACATGCTGGGTTATCAAGTCCGTTAACCGGAGAAGGGGACTATTGTAGAGATTTTTCAACCGTTAACACAACTCTGTATATTACAAAAGCGTCTATTAAGGCATCTGTAAGCGCAGGATTATTTGACGAAATCCCTTCAACTCAAGCCATTTCGGTTCGAGCATGGATAAGAGCGGAAGGATATACTAATGGCATTTCTATAGGAATTATTGCTAAATTGCATCCTACGTCTAATGGAAATGGTAGAGAAAATCCAGTGGGATATAACTTATTTGTCGGCGGAGCAGCTGATACGGCAAATAACAGTAATCTAAAACTTCATTTGCGAAAAGATAACTCAACATATAAAAATGTATATTTAAACGCACTAACTATAAATACATGGTATAAAATACGACTAGATGTTATTCCAGTAGGCTCTTCTCAGGATATAGTAAAAGTCTACACTGGAGTAGGCGCAACTGGTTCTGAGACTTGGACCCTAGAACATACTGAAGTTATATTAAATACAGATCCTCATTATGTTCCATGGGCGCAGTCTGGCGGCGGCAAAATTGGATTTACTGCCAGGAATGAAGCTTCTACAGATTCAGTATATATTGACCGTTTTCAGGCTTTTGTTGAGACAGTATAACTCTATATGCCAATAAATAAAACTAAAGTAAACTTAGCTATCTAGCTGTAATTATACAGGTAGGTAGGATAACACAGTCTAGCAAGGAGTAAGAATGACTGAACAGGAAAGATTAGAAAACATTAGAAACTTTCTAAATAGAGAAGACCTTGAGGGTACAAACCTTAAGCTTAAAACCAAAGTAATCGATTTAGATAAGGAGCTGGCCCAAGCAAGACTTGATAATGAACAGCTTAAACAGAATCTTAAAGAAGCTCAATCTGCTATAAATAACAAAGGTATGCAGATAATGGGCCTCGCAGAACGACTAGATGGACTATGTGAACTCATTGTAGATATAGAAAGTACCTTTCCAGTTGAAGAGTTAGAAGATACAGAGGATGATGATGAATGAAAGAAAGCAAGGCACCGTTAGCGGTTGGAAGAAAACTTATGGATTTATCCGGGTTGATGGCAGTAATGAGCAAGATAAAGAGCTATTCGTTTATCATGAATGTATCAAGATGACTGGATTTCGTGTTCTAAATCCTGGAGATAGAGTGTCCTTCCTACTTGGTGAAAATCATATGGGGCCTATGGCCATTGATGTAGAACTAGAACCAGACGGACTGTCAGATGCAACTGGGCAGAATGATTAATGAAGTTAAAGAAAGCTAGTGCTTGGTATTATAACAAAGGTACTACCAATGTTGTTATAGATGAACTAGGCATTATGCTTCACAAAGGTAAGGTAGTTGACTTATTCAAGATTAAGCCTGATTTAACTTGGGCCGCTTATCAAAAATCTGTAACTCTTGGTGTGTTAGCTCAAAAGCAAGATAAACTAATACACCTCCCAGGCCCTCCAGTTCCAAATCCAACCATTGCTACTACTGAATCTCAAGTAGTAATGGTTCCTATGCAGTCAAGAGCAAGAACAGCTCTAGTTATAGGTAACGATGAAGATGATTATATGGCCACTATTGAAGCTGAATTCCCAGCAAGTGACCAGCCAGTGCCACAAGAAGAGCTTTGGAATTCAGAAAGAGATAAGTATCTTAAAACATTGGATGCGTCAGAACAAGGAGAGGATGGAGAAGTCTTCTCAGATAACTTGTTCGATGAAGAATATCTAGCAGACCTTTCCGACTAAACTCCCTACTAATAATTATCATTTAAACTGCAACCTAATAGACGATAGTAACTTGCAGAGGACAGTTGTGGCTATTCCATATGATCGTAGTGCTGTTCCAGTAGGCTCTTCTGTACGCCTTGAAGTCCAGTTTAAAGACTCCGCAGGGAACTCTAAGGATGCTCAAGCTACACCCACGTTTGAGGTACAGGATGCCTCTAACGCAGTTGTACTTGCCGCATCAGCTACTGGAGTAACCCGTACTGCTAAAGGGCGGTATCGTTACGAATATACTATACCCACCGGTTATGTCTCAGGTATATGGAATGATATCTGGGTAGGTACCGTAGATGGATATCAACTCACTGAAGTATTTAATTTCACAGTAAATAGTGTAGGAAGTATAGAATCTACCGGCTCTAGTATTCCAGAAGATGATTATACTCTAGATGATGATGATCTGGAGTATGATTACACTCAGGAAGAAATCCAAGGTATTTTGCTACTTAGGGGAATGTTGAAAAAACGTTTGAGAAGTACCATCTATAATACCGAAGGATCCTCTTGCCCCATCTTCTCTAATGATTTGCTATTAAGCTTCCTATGTGCCTCTCTATCTGAACTAAATGCAACTCCCGCATTTACAACTTACTCCTTTGCTGATAATGTCATTCAAACTCTAGCTGTAGACCTTATGACACAGGGTGCCTTGCTAGTTGCCTGGTCAAGCCAAGCTATCATAGAAGCCGGATTCGAACTAACTGTGAATGACAATGGAGTTACTGTTAACCCTCCACCCGTCAGCACTACGATGACAGGATTATATACTACGCAACTCACGGAGTATAGGGCTAAGTTGAAGGAATTTAAGAGGAATCATCGCGCCTCAGCTCGTGGCCTAAGTGCAGGTAACCTACTTAACGGTAGGAATTTCAGAGTTCGAAGATTACGACACCGAAAAGAATTAAGATTGATCTGAATTTCTAGGGACTTGTAAGCATTGTGCAAATTGCTAAATAGTAGCGAATTAGGTTAAGATAGGATAGACTCAAAGCCGGACTTTCTTTAAAAGATACGATCTTTAATTAGGGCTCGCGACGATTAAGATGTATTTATGTCTTAAGGAGGGTCTTATGAAGGAAATTATCGAATTAACCAAGAGTGATATTGAGGATCTAGTATCCAGATATGGTTCTTTATACCGAATACAGAAAGAACTCGGTTATCGTCAAAGCTCTATGATTCGAAAATGTAAGAGGCTTGGGGTCCAATTTGGTTCGATCAGGTTGAGAAAGATGAATAGTGCATCACAAAGTGAAGTGGTCTCAAAGATTAGAGAGCTAAAGAATCTTAATAAGGTGGCAGACTTCTATGGTATTGAGCATAAAGCTATACGTGTTCGTATAGAAAGAATGCCTGAGGTTTTGCGGACTGAGATGCGTGATATATTGAAAAAAGATGCAAGAGTTCACCCAGTTGATGAAAGGTTCTTTGGAAGAGGTTATAATCAAGATAACATGTATTTGGCCGGGTTTATAGCTGCAGACGGATGTATTCTTGAAGAGGGTGCAGCAGCTTATTCATTATTTATAGGACTTGCTATAAAAGATTTGGAATTTCTTAAATCCATATCTTCTGTAATGAGATATGACAATGTCGTAGAATTTAAAACTAATCGTGAGTTCTCGGCATGTAAGGCTCACATAAGATGTACAGAGCTGTGTCACGATCTTATGAATAATTTCGGATTATATCCTCGCAAGACCTACGATATTACAATTCCTGACATTCTACTGAATTCAGATTTAATACGACATTATATACGTGGTGTATTTGATGGTGATGGCACGGTTGGATTATATCATAAGAAATTAAATAGTTATGACGCTTCCTTTGGAATTTGCTCTGCCTCAAGACGTTTCCTAGAACAAATTAAAAGTGTGCTAGATAAGGAGCTAGATAAAGATGTTGGAATAATTCGACAAGACTTAAGAGATATATATTCTTGTGACTTTTATAATTATAGCGTATCAAGTAAAAAGGATCTTGTGAGAATTCGTGATTTCTTTTACGCTGATGCGAGTTTGTATCTGAAACGAAAGAAGGATATCTTTTTCGACCCTCACATGACTTATGCTCGTGACATTCCTGTCATAGCAACTTCTCCTGACGGCCAAGAAACCTATTATGAGAACTATTCTGCAGGAACTGTTGATGGTTTTACAATTGAAGGGATTGGAAAGTGTGTAAGGGGTGTTCAGAAGCATCACAGGAATTATACTTTCAGAAGGGCTATTTCGCCACCAAGGCCACTTCTTAAAATTTCTCCTATAAACTGACTCGACCAGCTAATAAATCCCCTACATGGTAGAACTACCTGGGTGTATTACTTTGTGTAAGGAGAGGGTTTATATATGACTATAAAATTAGAGCCATTAGCTTACCAGCATTTTTCAGGCAGTGGCACTGATGATGTCCATTTTGGTGGTACTGATCTGGTAGGCAGAAGTATTCGATATTTGATACTTGATACTACTGGTAATGTATCTATGAGCTTTAATGGCACAGACTTTATGACTCTTTCAAATGCAACTCATACCTTCCAGGTTCCTTTAAAGCAAGTGTGGTTCCAAGGTGGTACTTGGTCTGGCATTGGCGTAAGTGTTTAAAACTAGTAAGCATTTAGGGGGCCGAGGTGGACAAAGTATTTATGTCAGTGGCTAAGATAATTGAGTTATATGGCTCTACTCTTGTTGAGTATGGAGCTTTTGGCCTACTTACGCTTGCAGGTTGGGGCCTTACTGGTTGGTTCCTGTACAGAGATTACAAGAAGAAGATTGAAGAGAATTCAATAATTCTTGCGAAAGATCTTGAGCTTAAGGAAGCAAATATTAAGCTTGTTGATGTTACTAAAGAGATTTCCGAGGCTCGTATCAAAGATTTGAAGGAGACCACTGATGAATATAACGAAGCAATTACCAATGTTAACCATACTTTGGACAAGCTAACTGTTGCGCTTAAAGTTAAATCAAGCGTAGAATAAGCAGGAGTATAATATGGACTCAGTAGATGATATTAAGCAATCCCGACGTACTAAAACAGCAGCTCTTCGCAGAAAAGCCAAAGAGGCTCAAGATAAAATAGAGCAGCTTAAAGAAGAGCATAGATTTGTATATGTTAATGGCGAAGCTAAAGAGATTCGAGAACACTGCGAAGTTACTAAGAAAAAACTAAAGATGAAAGGGCCGCATGAGTGAAGATCAATCTAAAAAAGTTCTGGTAGATGCTATAACAACATTATTGAAAGATAATAAGACTGTTAAGCTAATGTTTGAGAACTTTAAGGTTGATATCAATGAGCTAGATAATATGCCCATTGACTTTGCTCCACTGGAAGTTTCGGCAAAAACTCGTAATGGTAAGGTCTACCTGAATGATAAGTTGTTAGAGGATGATGATTTCAAGGATGATATCCATTATATAGTTCATGAAGCGGTGCACTGGTTGCAACAAACTTATGGAGATGCTCGAAATTATAAGAAAGGTCCGGATGATGAATACTTGGATCTTCCTTCAGAGATAGAGGCTTTTAGGTATCAGGTTCAATTTATGAAGGATTTTCAAAGTCCTGAACGAGCTGAGCAATATGTAGATGATTTGATTGATTTTCATGATCTTGAGGATGATGAGCGTCATAGTAAGAAGGAAGAATTGATGGGGCGTTAATGCATGGTTTGTCAATTACAAACACCACTGTGGACTGGCAGACAAGTAGGATTAAAGTCAGCCGTTGAGAATGTAACTGATGGTTACATTGTATTAAATATTGCAGATGCAATCCCTACAATTGGTGATACAAACTATTATAACATTTACTACTCTCTAAATGTTGATACTCTGTTTGATTTTCCTCAACTAGTTACTTTAGAGAACCAGGTATCTATACCGGCTACTCTACTCAGTCTAAATTATTATATCGCTGTACGTACTGCTCAACTGGGCATCTCTGATGATATAAGCTCTACAAATATGACCAGTGCTGGAGCAGACCTGGTTGTATATCCATCTAGTACAGAGCTTACAGAAGACTTGGATCCAGCTGATGGCTACATAGTAGTTGAAGATGCAACTGGTTATCCTAAGCAAGATGGGTATGTACTGGTTGGTAACGAGGTTATCCTTTATTCTGACCGAGTAGATGATTACACGGGTGACGGATATGACGGACTTCTAATTTCAAATAGAGATCCGTATAGTTGCAACGATGTTGTTAGTCATACAGATGGTTACTCAGTAGAGTTGTTTAAAGGGTTTGAGGATGACAACTCTACTCGCTTTAAAGCATCTCCTTCTTGCATGCTCACTAAGCCAGATTGGCCTGGTAATATAGGTCTGGAAAGAGTTTCTGACCTTGGCATTGGAACGAGTGTTAAGCTGGAGTGGAAGGATGCAAGATTCCCTGCAGGCTTCAGCATACCCTATTATAATATTTATAGGACTGATACTCTGTCCAGACTATTAAAGTTTGGTACAATGCCTGTAGCCATTAGTACTGGTACAGAGGGAATTATACCAGGGCTGGTTCCTGGAAGTACAAACTATTTTGCTGTTAAAGCTTCCTACCAATTGCAAAATTTAAGTCTTAGTGGATTTGATCTACTTAGTGCGAACACTTATGCGTTCCCTCCAGTAACTACAGTCCAAGAGGGAGATGGGTATTGGACTACAGGTGAGACTGGTACACTTACAGTGGCAAGTACGGAGGGTTACCCATTACGTGGTTTCTTGCATATAGGTTCTGAGATAATGGAGTACAACTCTATTACCAGCGTTAGTTTTAATATTGTAGAGCGTGATGTATTTGCGATGGAGCTAATTAGTAATCATCCTAATGATACTCAAATATATTTCTTCAGAGGTATTGAGGATACTAATCGAAATTATTATAGGACTTCTCCAACTTGGGATGCAGGGCAAGATATACCTTTGATGCCATTACCTGATGGATATAATTATCCTGCAGATGGTTATGGAGGAGCAGCTTATAACCAGGACCTGGATGGTTATCGGGCAAATATAGATAATGACCTTACAGAGGATCATTCTGCCTTTGAAGCTGATAAGATAGATGATATTCTTACAGGTTCTTGTGGATATCATAGAGAGAACTGGGACAAGTTTTATACTCGTAGTCAGTGTGGCACCTATAGTGGTGGCAGACGCTACCAGGTTATACCTGGGGTAAATGGTGGTCAGCCGGTACCTGTAGGTGGTGGCCATGATGTATGGGAGCATGCTACTCGAACTGAGGAAGACCTGCTTGGAAAAGTTGGAAATTACTTTGTACTTCTTCGTCGAAAATGGACAGGGAAAAGATGTGCGGTATTATCTTCCAGAACTGAGCATCCTGGAGCTAGGTGTCTTAGTTGCTTTGGGACTACGTTCCAGGGTGGTTATGACAGATACGTTAACTCTAGAGATGTTATATATGGTCAAACAAATCCCAATGGCTTCATTATGGCTCACTTGGATCCATATGATGATGATTTGGAACTGAGCCAATATGAGGGTCTTAAGCAGAGCAATATCATGAATGGTTGGACTATTTCCATTCCTACTTTGAAAGACAGAGACATACTAATTAAGTACATATTTGATATAGGGACTGGAATGTTCCTGGAAGAATTCAGATATGAAGTTTTAAAGGTTAATCGAAATAAGCTATTATATCAAAAGAATGGTAAACAGACGCTAACTATTAAACGTCTAGATAGAACTAAGGAGATTTATAAATTTTCTAACCCCGCTTCAGGCCCTCTACTTGGGGTGCCGGTACCACCAGGATCATAAACTATGTCTACACTTTATCCAAATAATATAGATTCGAATCTAAGCCTTCCCAAGGTAATTGATAATGTTAGCCCTATTATAGCTAGGGATGTTAATCAGTTGCAGGAAGCAATTATTGCTATTGAGACTGAGCTTGGAATTAACCCTAAGGGCACTTATAGTACGGTAGATGATAGGCTTGATAATATACTGGATGTTATCGGAGGCCCTGGCTTTATCAATGCTGCAAGTGTAAGTCTAGCAGACGCTGATGGATATTATGACTCCGCCAATGTAGAAGGTGCTTTACAAGAGATTGGCGCTGAGTTGGCAGATGGAGTTGGGCTTATAGGTGAGGCAGAGGATGGCACTTATACGGATGGACTCTTTATAGACTTCGTAGCCACTACTGAGATTGGTGTAGCTGTGGATAGATTTAATGAAATCCTTGGTGAATTGGCCCCTCCCCCAGCTCCAGCCTTAAGTGACATGAGTTTTACTAGTACGCTTGGAACTGCTTCTAAAGTATCCTTTGGGACATCTAATGCGATTGCGGGTTACTCTGATGTAGGTACTGCAGGTGGTGGTTCAGCCCTTGATATCAATGGTAGCTTTACAAGTGGTAGCGGTGCAGCATTACGCAAGGGAACTTATGCAGCATCCTCTACGCATACTGGTATAGTAGCTGATGCAGTAATTGCTGACAATGGAGTGCCTACAGCATCTTATCCAGCGAATTCTTTCGGAGATGGGTATAATGGTGCGTTAGAGCTAGAGGTAAATGGTGCTGTAGTGCACACCCTTGATCTTACAAGCTTTGTATCTGGGACAAGTGTGAATGGTAATGGTTCTGGGTTTACAAGTGTTAGTGAAGGGACTCCTGTGAAATTCCCTAATGGTACTGATTTAAATCTATTCCATTATCGTACTGCAAACTGGACTGTAGATCCTTCAGACCAAAGAAATGGTTGGAATTACATGAGAGTCATTCATGATGATGCCCCAACATTTACCAGGGTAACGAATTATTATGAATGGGTTGTTGATGCTAATGCAACTGCGACTACGTTTGCATCTGAAAGCCTTGCTGCCCCCTCTATGACAGGTTCGAAGCATATCTCTGGTGTAGAGTATCATACTGGTGGTACTGCAAACTATGGGGTAACTGTAAGTAATCTACATCGAAACACTTATAGTAGTAGTGGTTCGGCAGTAAGCCATCCCGGTGTTTCAAATGTTAGTATATCTTCCGCTTCACTTGGAACTATTTCTGCAGAATCTGATACTGAAGTGATTGCAAGTAAAACTGCAACGATAAATGCAAGCCGAGTTTTGGATGGTTCGTTAACTGTGGACACTCGAATTGATCGAACTGTTCAGAGTGACTTAACTTCTACAGGAGTTAGTCAGACAGGTATACTTGTTGATAATGTAACTGATAGCTCTGCAGATACCAATGAACCTTTGAATGGTGAGAAGTATCGTACTCCCAGCAATAGGTCTTTAACTGATACGACAGGTTTGAATACTGGTGGCAATGGTGCTCTTTGGGATGAAACAATTTCTTTAGTTGCAGCTACCGCTGGATATACGGATGGGTTGCAGTTATATAACGATACTTTGATTTACCCAGTAACTAATTTTAGCACAGTATCTCAGGGTCCTGCAGGCAATGTAGATTATAGCAGTGCTGCTGGCACGAGAACATATTGGAGATACTTTTATGTTGGCGGAAGTGCTCAAAACTTTAACATCAATGTTTCTCAAAGTGGTGTAAGTTTCATAACAGTTGCGACTAGCCTTGGTACTGGAAATGGTAATGCGCATATGGAACTACTCGCAAGCAATACTACGGTAAATGGTGGTGCAACTGTAGAATTTAAAGATTGCGTGGTATCCTATACTTCAGATACGGCAATAGGTTGCTTCGCCTCCACTTACGGTGCGACGATACCAGGAAATTGGGGGACGACGCTCGGCACAAAGTCCTCGGCAACTTCAGGCTCATCAATTATACTAAGAGTTACCGTAGGTCAGGGATGGACAGGATCAATTTCAAACATATCTCTTTCTGTAGTTTAGAGAAACAATTAGATTTATCATGGTTGTAGAGGTATATTAAAGAAAGTGGAGAGAACAATGAAGACTATAATGGAAAAGATTGCAAAGCTGTCAACATACTTGGATAAGCGGGGATATCGTAAGGAGTCTCATAAGCTTGATCATGCTATGTATTCTCTGGCACAAGGTGAACAGCCTGGCTGGACTAGTCCGATTGAACGTATAAGATGGGAAATTGAAAACTCTGGTGGAAGAAGTCGAGATACTCTTTCTCAGGAAGGTCAGAAAATGTTTGACCAGTTAAACGAAGAGGATAAGAAGGAGCTTGGGCTACCAGAGCATGACGTAGCTGTCACTCATAAAGAGCCTCAGCCTCACACTGGTGAGGATGCCTCAGGTTATGAAGAAGGAGAGGCAGCAAGTGCTAATTTCGTAGTTATTGAGATGCAAGGATATGAGCCAATTAAAGTCAATCTTGTCAGCCAGATTGCTAAGCTTGTTGAGCATCCTAATGTGTCAGAGGCAGCACTTATTAAATCTATCTATGACTCAGTTTATCAAGATAGTGGTGAGATACAACTAGGTAGGGGAGCTACATTGCAAGATGCCATAAAGATGGGCATTCAGGCTAAGGTATTGGTAGATGACAGACATTTCTGGCAAAAATAAGATAGGGTAGGAAGATGACAATCAAGAAAGTACTTTCTCATATAATTGATAATTGGAAGTCCTATGGTGTAGGACTTCTCATAGTATTGAATGTTGTGTTTGCAGGCACTGCATTTCAGATGTTCAATGCTTATAGCTCAACTAAGTTTGAATTGAGCCAGGCAAACACGGTTATCAATTCTAGGATTGCCGAGATTCAAGAATTCAGTTCTAAGCTTGGAAGAGCAGAGTCGGATCTTGTTCGTCAAACAGACTTATCTGAGCAGTATGAAGGTGAGATTAAAAGTTTTCGTAAAGAGATTGCAAAGCAGACTGATAAGATTCGTGTAAAGGATCTTAAGATTAGAAGCCGGGATGAGACTATCGCTGGACTTCAAGGTCAGATCAGTGGTGGTAACTCAAGCGTAATTATAGTTGATGTAAGTACTGGGGAATCAGGAAGTACCTTTGAGACAGTCGTAGATGTTAATGAGGTCTGTGGTTCAGACAAGGTCTTGGCTTATAGATGGTCTGACAAACACCAGAGATTTGAATTATTTGACCCAGATATATCTAAGTCTGGAGATGAGCAGTTTAAGTATAGTCAGTTGATTAGAATAAAGGGAATTGTTCTTACTGATAGCTCTGGCAATGTTCAAGTTAAACGGGTTAGTGCTGAGGAAGTAATTGAGGTTGAGCAAGAAGGAAAGGTATCTTACGAAGCTATAGAGGGTGGTAAAGTAGTTCTAGTAGATAGTAAATTTGAATATACTAACGAGCCTGATAAGCCGGAAGGATTTAATTGGCTCGACCCTTTGACATTACGCCCTATGGTAGGCTTTGACTTTCCTTATATGACACCTAGTATTGGATTAGAGATTGTAAATTTTGGAAGATGGGTACCATATTTAAATATAGGACTCGGTCCAAAATTATCATTTGATGTATCTGGTTTACCTGATGGTGATTTTAGTAGCTTAGAGAATAGCCGAGTAGGCGTTGCTGCAATATATCATATAGCGCCCCCATGGCTTGATACAAATTTTGGGCTGGGAGTGTCACTCTCAACTCCTATGAATGACTTGGATCAGTTGATGCTATCTGTAGATCTTACCTTTTACCTTACCCAGGATCTTTTCCCCTTCTAGAGAGACGATATGACAAACTATCCTTCTAAGTTAGATACTGATGCTGAGCTTCCTGGAATTATCGATGGAGTTACTGAGAACTCTGCAGAGATAATTAACTCTATACGTGAAGCTGTTGTTGCTATTGAAACTGCACTGGGTGCAGACCCTCAAGGCTCAGCTACTGATCTAACTACTAGGATAGCTAATGCGTTAAATACTGATGGAACGATCAAGTCATCAGCGCTTCCTTCCACACTTGTAGACTTACCTCTGACTAACTCTCAAATTGGTGCTAGTGCTTCCATTCAAGAATCTAAGCTAGACTTAGACTTTACCACTCAAGTATTGCAGGATCAAATCACTAGTAATGATACTGATATCGCTAGCCTTCAAGATACTTTGGCCGAACTATTGAGCAGGTATTTGAGACACATTAGCGGATTGGGTGATAGGCATGAGTCTAATCATATTGATCATAGTTTGACAGATGGATATTCATTTGGAATTGGTGCAAATGTTGAGACGGCATTAGATTATCTGTCTGGGCAGATGGATGCTCATAGAACTGCTACGGTTATTCGAGAACACCATGCTTCTGCAATTGAATATGATCCAGGAGTTACAGTTCCAGGAGAAATTGATTTCACTACTTCTACAAATGTACAAGGTGCGATTGATGAAGTCGCAGTAGCCATTCTTGAGCAGGTTAGACAGCATAATGATCAGTCACACAACAACTGTGTAACTAATGATGGGTACAGCATACTGTTAGGTCAGGGTGCAGTTAATGATTCAAGTCTGAAGCTTGCTAGATATCAACCTAACTCAGGCAACGATGTTATTAAAGTGGGGATGTGTAATGCTCCAGTAGTAAAAACAAAGGGCTTTAGAGCATCTGCAATCTCATCTTCTGCAGCAGAGTTTGACATTCAGATCACTATTGGTTCTATTAGTCGGACGATTAGTATTACTGGCTTACATAACTCTGAATACCCTGTCAGTAATGGTCGCGTAACTCTATTAGGAGTCGTAGATTATTTGAACGCAGCTTTTGCAAATACTTCTACACCTGCACATTTCCCAGTCACAGCATTTGATTCAGAGGATGGAGAACTTGTTCTTCAGATGAATGTGGCTAGAGATGATGCAAGTATTACGATTAAAGATCCTGGTGGTAGCACGGCGATTACAGCTTTGGGATTTACTGATATTGTAGATGTGCCGGTTGGCCATATTGAGAATTACGAATTTGTAATTGATGGCACCAGATATACTGAGCTTGAAACAGTAGCAGATGGGTATTCAATTCAAGCATCTCTAAGTAGTATTGTTGAGCTTGGAATGACTGTAGACTCTGGAGGATTAGATCTTCAGGCCAATAGCTTCATACATGTTTATAATCACGATACTGGTAGCTCTGTAGGAACTTACAAGGTTATAGGAGTTCCTTCTTCTACATCAGTCCAGCTATCTGAGAATTTAGTATCAGGTGGATTTAGTTTCATAATTTACAAAGATTCGATGAACACTAATGCAATTACATCTAATCGCAGAGTGGTTGATTTTTACATGGATGGTAGGGAACCGGTTGTATCTGAAAGAGCTACAATCGTATATGGTGGTGTACAGGGAGTGAGGATTATAACAGTGTCTCAAAACTTTGAGGCTTTTACAGGAACCTTTGAGCTTGCAGACTCTGGTGCTCGTAAAGGGTTGACGGTTATAAATGGAGATGGTTATAGTGGTACCCAGGTAGTATTTGACCCTGGGTTTATAGGATACTTGGATGTTTATAGTCCAGATGATGATTCGTTTTTAACATGCTTTGTTTTTGATACAGCTCCATCTAATGGAACAGATACTTTAACTATTATTGATACGGAATCTACGGACAATCGTTTATTGCTTGGCTCTTCACATCATAATGGGTTATCAGTAATTGAGATGCCTGTAGATGCAAGAAATCTTGGCTCTGTTGGAACTACTTCAGTTGGAAGTGAGTTTAAGCGAGATACAATAGAACAGGATATCAGCAACCTGCATCTTACTGGTATATCACGAGGGTATGACCTAGTAGGGATTACTTCCTCAGAAGTCCGTTTACGGGGTGGGATCGCATACATATCTGGTCGTAAGGTGCAGCGTCCAAGCCAAACGATTGAGGTCACAAATGTTGCAACCTCAGATGGAGTATGGAACCTTGTCTTAAATCGCAGTGGCGGAGTAGACTTATTTAAGGATGGTGACTCGCCAGTAACTACTGAGTATTCTGTTGCTGATATTCTTCGACATGATGAGGTAGCATTACTTTCCCAGATTACTATTTCTGGTGGAAATATAACTGGTACGGTTGATGCCAGATTCTTTATAAATGATATTGAATCAAGGTTACAGCTTACAGTTGATGATAGGGATCTGGGTGCGGGACAATTTAGGTCATTAGAGGCTGCAGTATTGTATTCTCAGAATGCTCCTAATGATACTAAGCCTGAGATTACGATATTATCTGATTTGACATTTTCTACTGCTCAATCAATTAGTTCAGGGTCTAGAATTATATCATTTGGCGATCTTGTATATGATAGCAGCTTAGCTCTTTCTAACAATTCTGAATTAGTGGTTTATGGCTCTCTTACTGTAACTGGGGCAATTACAGTTGATAGCGGAGCTAAGATAAAGATACTTGGTGGCGGGGCATTTAGTAGCACTACAACTTTGGGTGATAGTGTGTTATTTGAAGTTGATGGCTATCTAACCCTTCCAAGCCTCTCTCTTACCAACTCAGACAATACTACTGTTACAGGTGTTAACTATTCAGAGATGTCTACTCTGCAATTTACAGGGACCGGGATGTCTCTAACAAATTGCACCAACTCTCTTGTAAAAGAATTGGATCTTCGAATTGATGGGTTAAATAGTGTATTTACTACTACTGGAGTGACAGACCTTACAGTAGAAGGATGCAGGTTCTCACAATCAACTACATTAAGCGTAGCACAAATAACTCAGAATGCTCGTAAGGGTATCCATCTAAATGGGATTGAGACAAATGTTCAGATTAGAGATTGCGTATTTAACAATCTTTCCAGAGGAATAGATGTTGAGAATGAATGCTATAACCTACTTGTAGATGATTGCAAGATGATTAGCATAGATGTAGGGATATATTCAGATATACTTGAGGACTTTATTATTAGAGGCTGTACTCTATCATCTGTTCACACTAATGGAATTTATCTTGGAGGCTCTACACTCAGAGGGATTGTATCCTACTGTAACTTTAGTGATAACTTTGATGTGACTTCTACCCCAATAGTTCTTAGAAGTAGTGGTAAAAAAGTAACTCTCTCAGACAACTTGTTTGATAACCTGACAGGTGTTAACATGTTGCTTGTAAGTAGTGTGAGTAAGGAATCTGTAATACATGGAAATGTAATTGAGAGCTGTACTACTACAGGGTTTGCAATTGATATCACTGGTTCTTTTGAGAAAGGTGTAGCTTCAGATAATATTGTCACAGAGCACTCTGGCCCATGTTTTAGAGGTATAGGTAATTTATCAGTAGTTGGTAATACTTTACTTAGTAATGCAGGAGGAGTTGGTACCAGATGGGACTTTACATCATGTCAGGTATCTAATAATTTAATATCTAACTTGGAAACTACTGACGGGGATTTGGAAATTACAGACACTATCTTTACCGCAAATAAGGTAATTGTAGCTACTGCAACTATTGATGCTGGTACCAATCAAGTCTCAGACAATTCTTTTGACTTTAGAAATACTTCAGCGGTAGATTCTCTTGTAGTAGGAAGTACTTGGTATCATACCTTGCTGTCAGGTAATTATTTTGGTCTCAGAGGCTCTACTAACGGGGTGAAAATTCCTGCAGGAAATATTACTGTCAAAGGTAATGTATTTGTAGATGCTGGGGGAAGCTTCCTTCAATCTTTGAGGGTGGACCCGATTGCGTCATCCGAGTATGTACTTATAGCTGACAATTTTATTGAGAATGGCTCTAACTTTGGAATCTATGTCAATAGTGATAATGTTTCATTAACTGGAAATTCTATTCATGGAGCTACTTCCTCTGGCGATATAGTTGTTGCGACAACTAGGCAAAATGTACTAGTTTCAAATAATCATGCGAATGGTACTGGTGGAGATTCAAGGAGAGTGTTTCATAATGATTCTACTCAAACGAATGTATTTATGCATTCTAATAAGGGTGCCGTTGAATATAAGACGTTCTCTCCATACTCTGGAGTGATTCAAGATAATTGGGCGACTGAGCTATCTGGTATAGCGAATGAGGTTGCATCGGGCTCAACTCAAAGGTTGATGATTCCTATGTACCTTGATCAGGGTATTGAGCTTGAAAGTATCAATATTCAGATTAGCAATAGTAGTGCCTCGGGCTCAGCTACAGTTACCCTCTATAGGCGGGATACTAATACGGTAGCTGCATCTGCTATATCTACCATTACTTCTGCAACTAATACGGCAGCGGGTGTATTTGCTAGTTTAAATGTACCAGTGAGTAGTACAGAATATGTTCAAAGAGGATATGAATATTTCACAGTGGTTAACATTCCCTCCAGCTTAGCTGATGGAACGATTATTGTTGGACAGGTTAGAGCTAATATAAGAATTTGAGGATAAAATGAGTAATTACCCAGCAAAAATAGATACTGATGTTGAGCTTCCTCGTGTTGATGACAATGTTAGTGAGATAGCCTCAGAAGTTATAAACTCATTAAGGGAAGCGGTAGTTGCCGTTCAAACAACCCTAGGTAAAGATCCTCAGGGTTCTGCAGTTGATCTTGTCACTAGACTTTCTCAGTCAATTAATGATGATGGTACGTTAAAGCTTGCTGCTTTGACTATTGGCTCAATTACTAATGCTCAGATTGCTTCTGGCGCAGCAATACTAGAGTCTAAGCTTGACTTAGATTTCACTACTCAAAATCTTCAAGACCAGATTACCAGCAATGATATAGATATTGCTGCATTACAAAAAGCGATTGCAAAGGTGATTAGCGATCTTGCTATGCATGTTGCAGGTACAGGATTGCGACATGATACATTTGACATTGATCTGAATACTGCTTACGTTGGAACTACTCCTCCGGAGTTTGCTGGACTTACTAGCTCAGAATTGCATGGTGTCTTAGTCGAGATGAATGATCGTTATCTGGATCATACAAGTGACTCCAAGGTAGAAGCTCATAAGGCTTCAACAGTTTCAGTAGATGGGGCAAACTTTAAGGTTATTCCTGTGGAAGTGGATGATGTTCAGGAAGCCTTGGAAAGCCTTGATGTGGCCAGAGCTGAGGAATTCATTAAGCATAGGGACCATCTTCATGCAAACGGGTTTGATAACTGGGCGAATAACATTCAAGGTTACAATGAAAATCTTCAATTAGTTCCAGCTATATTTGGTCAAACTGTCGTAGCTACCATAATTTCAGGAACTAGAAACCAGATTAGATTTCCAACTATTGATCTTGCTGCTCAGGGAGTTGAGCAGGGTAGTGTAATCGTAATAGCTGATGGTTATGCTGCAGGAAGTTATGTTGTAGATGATGTAGGGCCGCGTACAGCCATGGGTGGGAAATCCTTACTTGATTCGACTGACGTAGAGATACAAAGTGTATTCCCAGACTCTCTTATCACTGATGGTTATGTAGATGCTTCAGTATTTGGAGAAAGCAGCCTGTTTACATTCAAGGGTAATGTTGCAAGTGTAATTCGTACAAGTTCTTCAACGCTTGACAGTGTTCAACTTGCTCGGCCAAATGCAGCAAAAGTATTAACACTGGGGATTAAGCCAAATCTAATCTCTGGTGGAGAGACTCTGAATCTTGAAGTAGGTTTGGATGATAACAATATTCGAACTACTAGTATTGCGCTAAGCGGTTCTGCAACTATTGACTCACTGGTAGCAGAGATCAATACTTCTCTGCATGGTTCTGATGCATTCCCTGCGGCAGCATATAGGGTTGGAGATGAGTTGCTACTCTCTCATAACTGGGATGGCTATGTTGGCAATTATATAAAGGTTCTTACAACTGGTACTGCCAATACCATTCTAGGGTTTGATGGATATGGTGCAGATGTAGTGAGTCTTGAAGTGCCCCCTACCAAGCATTCCAAGTATTATGTGAATGGTAGTATGCTAACAGATTTCAAGCTGATTAGTTCCACTACGGCTGACATATCTGGTACAACGATCACGTTCACTGATTTCAATCCTGAGGATTCTGAGTTAAAGCCTGGCAATATGATCCATGTTAAAGATCATGCCACTGTTGCTGAACGTGGAAGTTATGAGATAACGGCTATTTCTCCAACGACTGTAACTGTACACACTTCTATTGTTGTAGGAACAGATGTTGCCGTAGAGATGTACCATGACGTAATCCCTCTTGCTGAGCTTGCCTCGAATGGTGATGCTCAGATTATAGAGGTGTTCCTTGATAGTGTGGGTCGATCAAAGTATAACCCCCGACTTGAGTTTGACAAGACTATTTCGAACCTTAATGTAGTTGATATAAGTGACAACTTTATTCCTGGAAGCTATATCCTTAATTCCGTTATAGATGCTGGTGGATATAATCTCAACTTTGGCACAACTGGTATAAATACGTTTGTACCTACTGGTTTCATTGGAAAGAAACGAGTCTATTCTGAGTCCAATATCGAATTCTTAGATGTTGAAGTAATAGGTATTTTAAGTGCTGGTGCTGCAGCGATTGTTATCAATGAACATATTAATGAGGAGGAAGTTCTTGAGATTGCTACGATTCGAAGCAATGGGCTGGAATCTTTAAGTGATGTTAAAGATAAGAGGTTGTTTGGAACCATAGGGCTTGATGAAATTCGAGAAGACGTTATTCAGTCCTATATTGAAGGGCCTCTAACTGATCTCAGATCAAATGGTATTGTTAGAGGATTTGACGTAATTACTGCTAATTACGCTGATTTCGTATATCCAACTTATAAGGCAGTGCTGGTACGTGGTGGGAGTTTGTACGTAAATGGAGTTGGCTGCAGTGTGAGAACTCAAACAGTAGTATTTCCAAATGCTGCAGGGACTTACTTCATTGTATTGAATCAGATTGGCGTGTATGAAATTATCAACATAACTACTTGGACCATGGAAGAGATTCTCGATGGAAGTGCGGGTGAGTATGCACTAATCGCAAAAGTTGTACATGATGGTGCAAATGTAACTAACACTGAAGATCTCAGGTATTTCATAAGTAATTTGGATTCTAGGGTTGATCTGGTAGTTGATGAGACTAACAATTTCACTGGAAGCTTTGCTACCTTTGAAGCAGCTATGAACTATGCAAATAGCTATCCCTCTAGTGAAAAACCTCTGATTCGAGTAGTCTCTAATGAAGCTACTGACATTACAGTTCCTGCGGGAAGTCGAGAAGTTACTATACAGGTAGATGGTTATGTGAATGATGTTACCATTCATGCTCCTTGCAGACTTGAAAGTGGTGGTTTGAACGAAAGAGCTTCTGCTCATATCTGGGGAGATATAACGGTTTCAAACACCTGTACAAGGTTAGAGTTAGATGGGGTAAAAGTATCGGGAGCTGTCTCTATAACTGAAACTCTATCAGTTGATATTCAAAATAGCTCCTTTGCAAGTACGTTTACCAATACTGGTACCGGGTCTAGGGAAACATTTGCAGATAATTGTGAGTTTAGTGGAAACGTATCCTTTACTAGCTCTGAGGCCAGGATTGACAACTCTATATTGAGTGGTTCAGGAACGATTTTATCAAACAGCTCTCAGACCTTCGTAAGAAGTACTATCTTTGATCAGGCTCGCATACAGACTACATTTGACGCATTCTTAACGGGTTGTACATTTGAGAATCACAGTTCGGTAAATACTATCGCTACCTCAAGTGGTGGACCGATGATGATAGATAACTGCGTATTCCAGAATATGACAAGCTCTCTTACTGGAACCATGATTTTGATCTCTGCGTCAAGTGGTACCATAAGCAATAGTTTCTTCAAGTCTGTTACTATGACAGGTACCGCAGCATTGATTTCTGCCACTAGTGTGGTAGATAGTTTCTTCAAATCAAACACTTATACTACCACTCAGGCTATTACGGTTCAAACTTTTTCTGATAACTTGGCTGAAAGTAATACTGGTGATATGCTGGTAGGTGCTCGCATATTTAATGGTAATGATGGGATACCTTCTGTAGGTGGAGCTGATGTAAGATCAGTATCAGGAAATAGTTTTCCTTCTGCGAGCACTCTTGGTTACAATGTTGATATAGGAAGTGATGGGTATGCAGTAATTATTGGTAATCAGTTTACTGATATTGTAGCTAGTGCAATAGGTATAACTTGTACCTCAGTATCTACTGGCATTAACATATCTAACAACTATTTTGCTGGGGCGGGGGCAACAAGTACTGGCATAGCTCTAACTAATGCTACAGATTTGATAGTATCTACGAACACTTTTGACAATTGTGAATCTTTATCTACCAGTGTTGAAGCGACTAGCTTATTCATTAGTGGGAATCGATTTGGTGAGCTGGATGAATCCTTCCTAGCTGGAGATAACCTACAGTTTGTAAATAATAAGAAAGTAAATGGTACTTTCACTATTAACACTTCTACAGCAGATGAATGGAGGGTGATTAATAATCAGATGAGTGGTGGTTTACACTTGATTGGTACTACTTTGACGAATACCTTGATTTGTGAGAATACTTTTAGCTTGCTTACATTTGAACTTGGTTTGAATGAAGCTATTATGGCTAATAATGTAGGCCTGATGAGCACTGTTGGAACGGTAGATTTTGAACAGGTTATTTGTTCTCAGAATGACGGCCTGTTTACCGGAGCAAGTTCTGCAAATGTGGTTTGGAGTAAGAGTACTATAAGTGAAAATATCTGGAATACTGGAGATACTTACACAACTCTGACCATGAAGAGTGATGGGTCTAATACTCCGGCGTTGGTAAACATTACTCAGAACTTGTTCTATGAGACTGATATAGAGATTGGTGCAGCGAATCAGATTGACCAGGTGTCTTTCTCAGATAATCTGTCTGTTGGTGAAACGCTTGCCCGGTCTTTAAATATAGCAGCTCACATGAATAACAGCTATATTTCAAGGAATTTGAACTTTGATATTGGTATGATTGGTTCAAACAATATGACTATTTCGCTTAATAGTTTAAGTAGTCAGACGATTAGCTTAACCGGTCAAATTAACTCTACACTGGTTACCGGCAACTTTGTAAATAACTTGCTGGTGAGTGGTGATAGTGCTACTGGCCTTATTATCAACAGCAACGTTGTGTTTAACAACATTGATGTCAACCGTACCTTAGCCGCTACTGCGAGTATCACCGGAGCCATGATCTCTGACAACTTTGTAGTTGCAAATATTAGAATATCTGACACTATTTTCTCAGGCTCTCCTGCAGTAGGCAGAGATTTCAGATTTATTGATTGCACTATATCTGGAAATAGAATTGGTGGAAGTTTATTATTTGCAGATTCTGGAACACTGACATCTACCTCTGTTCAGTATCTAATAACTGGTAATACAGTAAAGGATAATGTCACTACATCTGACATACGATTAATTGCATTTACAGGTGTAATGTCTGATACAATAGTTATGTTTAAAGATAATATGGTTTCTGGGAATAGTGTCGGAGGGAGCTTAACTATTGGCAGCAATGGGGACCACTCGTATATCTCAGGGTCAGAGTTTTCTGGAAATATTATTTCTGGGAATAACATTATGTCACTTTTGTCTCTACAAACAGAGGGCATTTCTGTAATTACAGCTTCGAATAACTATGTCAATTCCAATAAAATTGGAGGCTCGTTCTCGTTCGAAGGATTTAATTTAGATACATTTACTTTCAATGATAACTTGGTCGGTTCTTCAACAGTTGTAAGTTTTAATAATCCTAGTTCGGCGGTTCTTGACTCTGACACTTACTTTCATTCTATATACAGCAATATATCTTTCAAAGGCAATGTTTTTGAAGGAGATATAGATATGGTATTAGGTTTTACTGGTCCGGCAGATGGTTATGGTGTGGACTTGAATGGATTTACGTTTTCTGGAAATACTGCGCCATTAAATAATTTTACAATTCGCTCAAGCAATTTATCCTTTTTTATGCTTAATCGGTGTGAGTTTAACGACAATGAGATTCGAGGTATAAGTATTGGAGCTGATATATGGAGAGGTGGTGTAACGGGGGTTGGTATAATCAATAATACATCTGTCATAGGGAATGTTTTCCCTGGACAATATGACAGCTCTGTTGGCATAGATTTAGCTTGGCCCGGCTTTGAAATTACCGATAAGTCAGGAAATCAGGAAGCTCGGATATATACAACTAATTTTATATTTAATTCTAATTCTGCTGGTCACTTATACGACCCATCTGTACTTGGACTAGTTGACTTTGATACATTTTCGGATGGATTTCCTCGTGCAAAATTTGTATTTCGTCAAAAAGTGGACGGGTCCTCTTATCAATTGAATGGAATGTATTGGTCAAACTTCATTGGCAACTCTAGCATAAGTTTTGAATTCTCGAATCAAGCTACAAATACAACAGTTGCCAACAGCTTGATAATGCTATATGAATGTACTTGGTCTGGCAATGTAGCAATGTCTCTACTATTAGAATCTACGACTCCTTCTCTTGGAAGCCTAAGGGGAGTTTATCTGTACAGCAGCATACTTTCTGGAAATAGTTGGGATGTCAAGAGTACAGCAAGTGGCTCAGTATCTTTGTCCGTACCTAAAGAAACAACGTTTTACTCTAGCGAGGTGGTAGCTGGAGATAATAGTATCAATGATGTTACTATTACTGGTAACTATAAATGTGAGATGTATTTTCTTGATAGCTCAGTCTCGGGCTTGAACAACATTTCCAATAATTGTGATGCGTTGTTGAATTTTGATGATGGTAATTGGAACAATGCTTATCAGACAAAAATTATGGGGAATGCTTTTACGGATATAACTTATAATGGTGCTGGAACTTATGATCCAAAGGATGATGCTAATGAGAAAACATATTGGTGGGGAAATACAGCTCAAACTAACTCTAATTTTACAATTACTAGTACTTTGTCAGGAAATATGTCTGCCTCAAATAGCCTTAGCTCCAATAAAATACCAACTTATATTCCCTGATAGGATCAAGATATGAATAAAGAAGAGAGCGCCTTAGATGTAATTTTTGAAATCCGTGAGCAGTTAAACCAGCAACAGAGGCAGATAGCTATGTTGCAGGCTAGCCTTAATACGATTGGAGCAAAAGTCAACAATACACTTTATGCTGACTTTACTAGCCCTAAAGCTATAGCTTCCGATGTACCATTAGTTCAAGAGCCTGCTATTGCTGAAGAGCCTGTATCAAAACCTGAGCTTGAACCAGCTGAGGAGCTACCTGCCCCTGTAGTCCCCAAACAAGTCAGGAATGTAAGAGTCTTTGGACATTTTGACGATGAGGTAGGAAAAGCACTATCTGGCGTAGTTGTTCGCATCTCAGATACTAATAACAACGTAGTAAAGCAGACGAAGAGTAATCGAGCAGGACTATGGATGTCCTTTTTACCTCCAGGAAACTATATAGCTGAGTTTATCATGGATGGAATGCAATCTGAAGCAAGAGAATTCACATTGCTTGAGGGTAAAAAGGAGTTAGAAATTGGCTAATAGGTGAAACATGGTACTTGGCACAGGATTATTTGTCAGAAGTGATATATACGATCTTGACAATATTGTAAGACATGTTGGAATCGTCCATGGACGCAACCTATTGATCGACACCCTCAGAGAAATCTTTGCAAGGGACCGGGAATTTGGCTATAGAGCTGATATCTTTGGGTTTCCTAAGACTCCTGACCATACAGGTCTGGATATAGATGCTGGTATAGATGATGATGTTACCACTAGACTCTTTATAGGGTCTACTTTCAGGTATGATATCCAATTCCTGCCCGCTATTACTGTAAGGCAGACCAGCTCACAGTACAAACCTATCTCGTTTAATCAAAATATGCTTAGCCTTCAGTACCAGAAACAGCGTACTGAGGATGGCTATGGAAATGTTGACTTTGTAAGAGTTCCTAGCCATTACACTTACGCTGGTTCCTGGGAACAATCGTTTGAAGTTAAGGTTACTAGCAATAGTCAGGAAGATACTGCTTCTATCGCAGATGTAGTCATGATTAGCTTGCAGAGTACATATAGACGCATCCTAGAGAGGAATGGACTATTTGTAAAGCAAGTCTCAGCAGGTGGTGAGTCATCTGAACAAGTAGGCAGTAATGACCCACTTTTCTCAGTAGTAATTACGGTAAACACTCTTAGTGAATTTAGAAGAGAGATTCCAGTAAGTAATCTTTTAGAGAGAATTCAGCTCTGTTTCCATGTAGATCTTGGTAGTGATAAAGACCCACCTGCAAATGGGCTGACAATTAAGCATACTTTCGAATAATTATGCTAATATTTCTTAATCTTTGCAGACCTATAGTTATAGGTTAAATTTGCAGGTAATAGCTGTTGGAGGATTTTAATGGGCGCAGTAATTCCAAACGTTTTTGACCCGGTACAACCAGATATCTTTACCAGGGTCAGAACTCGCGAAAGAGTAAATGCTATTTCCGGCGGTTCACGTGTTCTTGCCATAGTTGGTGAGGGTGAGACTGAGGAAACCTTAGTTATTTCTGCCACTGGTGGCGGAGCTGATGGGTGGAATTCAGATTATTCTGGGACTGCTAATCCAGATGGACGACATTTCCAAATCTCTAAGATAGGCCTGGTCAACAGTCGGAGTACTATCTTTAAGAATGGTGTTCCTCTTGCAACTCTTGAAGAGCAGATTACTTCTAAGGCATTCGATAATCGCTATGATGCCCGAGTAGATCCGCTTACTGGTAGGGTTGAGCTACAACGAGCCCATGTAGTAGACTTTGGTACCGATGTAAATGGTATTACCCTGTATTACTCCGTTAATTCAAGCAATGTTGGTACTGGCGTACCTGTTATTACTCAATCTTCCCTAGTTGATACGAACGCTCCTGCGGAAACTTGGACTGCCCGAGTTGTTGGAGTTATTAAGAACTCTGGTGGAGATATTATATCTGGAGAAGCTAGTATCTCAGTAACTGGTACTGAGTCTGGTCAGCTTCTGGATGTTAATGGTAACCCTTATGTTTGGAAATCTGGTGGGGTTGCAGTAAGCAATGGTGTTTTGAATCTTGCATTTACTGAGAGTGGAACTCCATTCAATGTAGGTGACCGATTTACTATGCAGGTAGATAGTGGAGTTCTTTCAGTTAATGATAGCCTCTCTGCTCGCTACATTGCTAGCGAAGACCTTAATAACCCTGAGACTTTCTCTTCACCTCAAGATGCTTTCGCTATCTACGGTGACCCAAGTGTCACTAATACGCTTTCCCTTGGAATGCAGATGGCATTTGAAAATGGAGCCCCGGTGGTTACTGCTGTTATGGCCAAACCTCCAGTTCCCAGGAAAACTACTGAGTATCCTATTCTTGCAGATAATCCTCTTACCGATGCGGTAGAAGGTGCAACTGGTGGATCAGATCTTAAAGACACTGTATTCCCGCTTGCCGTAGGTGCGTTGCCTGATATTGACAGTAATGTCAATGTCTTTGTAGTCAGCTCAGATGGTACCGAGGAACAACTTCTTCTTAATAAAGATGATTTCTATGACACTGCCTTTACTACTACGGCTCTTGCTTATGCAAACTTTGTACAGGGTCCGCTTAGTGAGTCATATACTGTATTTACCTCTCCTCAAGTTGAGCAAGATGGTGATGATGGGTATGTTGAAATCCTTAGTGGTACTGAGATTTACTTCTCTGACCCACTTGTACAGTTCTCAGCTGACCGCTTAGAGACTGGTGAGGGAGATGTTGGAAAGCAGATTGAAATCCTCTCTCCCGCCGAGGTTATTGGCACCTATACGATTACTAGTGTAGGCGATGGGTATGGCAATCTTAATGTAGCAACTGCTACAGGCACCCCTCCGGGCGCTACAGGAACCATTATAGATGGTTATGTTGCTTGGCAGATTGTAGATCCTAATGATACGGGTCATGCTTACTTTGCAATTACTGATGATGTTGCGGCAAATAGTCTGACTGCAGGTAAAGGGCTTCGAGTATCTTATGTAGATACAGATGATGCAGACCATTTTGATACTAACTGGGGAGAGGCAATTCAAGCTCTTGAACTGGTAGATGTTCAGATGGTTGTTCCGCTGCCTATGCAGACAATTAGTAGCATCCAACAGGTATTTAAACGACATGTGGAAGTTGAGAGTAATATTCTCAACCAGCATGAGCGGATTCTTATTACGGGTGCTATTCCAGGGCTTGTCCCAGACAACCTTACTGGTCTAACTAGTGCGGCTGTGGAAGATATTGGTATCTTGGAAGGTATTCAGGGTGATGATCCTGAAGAAGTGCTTGCTGGTAATATCGAAGATATTACCAATTACTCAATCCCTGATGGGTTTGGAGATAGCTTCCGGGTTGTCTACATGTATCCTGATGAGATTGTAAGGAATATTGCAGGTCAAAACACTATACTTCCTGGTTATTTCTTAGCTGCTGCTCTTGGTGGGTATCTTGGCGGACAATTGAACATTGCTCTTCCTGCTACCTTTAAGACTCTTGCTGGATTCAACATCCTTAATGACAAGCGTCTTAGGAAACGAACTAAGAATCAACTTGCTGGAGCAGGTGTGCTAGTTGTTGAGCCGATTGCTGGTGGTGGTAAAATGCTCTGGGGTAAAACGACTGTTCAGTCTGGAGCACCAGAGGAAGAAGAGATTAGCATTGTAGCTATTAGGGATCAGGTTGCTCGTACTATTCGTGCAAGCTTAAGACCCTTCATTGGTAGGATTAATAGTCCGACCATTGTTGCAGAGCTAAATGCCGGAATTGGAAAACTTCTCAGGTCACTAGTTGGGCAGGGGCTTCTAGCTGGATTCGGTTCTATTACCGTGCAGAGGAATCCGATTGAGCCTCGACAAGTTGACATTGGTGTAACCATTCATCCTGTAGGCGTGTTGGATTGGGCGTTTGTGGATGTGATCGCCGAGCTCTAGATCAATGTTTTCAAGGGGTTAGAAGATTATGAGTATTAAAATTGGAATTTATAGAATATTGTGCACTGTAACAGGTAACTGTTATGTTGGAAGCTCTGCGAATATAAATAAAAGATTTGGCTCACATATGACAAACCTTAGGTGCAATCGGCATAATGCCAGATATATGCAGCGTTCCTGGAATAAGTATGGTGAAGAGAGCTTCAGGTTTGAAATACTTGAAGAGGGAATTCAAAAGGATTGCCTAATCTCTAAAGAGAAAGAGTATTGTAGAAAATTTGCTATAGAAGGTAAGTTTCTTCCAGCTTTTAATACTATCGAGCCTGGAGATGTGAGTTATGGAAAACGCCACACTCTGGAATTTAGAAAGAAGCTTTCAAAGCTTTACACTGGGCGTAAACTCACAGAGCAACATAAGGCTAACGTAAGTGCAGGCCTACTGCGAGCAGGAAGAACGATTTCTAAAGAAAATATCGCAAAGATGCAGAACGGGCGTTTGGAGAAACCTCTATCTGCAGAGTCAAGAAAGAAGATGAGCGATGCTCATAAAGGGGTCAAGCTTTCACAATCTCATAAGGATTCAATTAAAAGATCTCAGATTAATAACCCTTCTCGCAAGTGGAGACCTGTAATAGGTAAAAGTGTTAAGACTGGAGAGATTAAAAAGTATGCAAGTATAAAAGCTGTTAAGGAAGATGGGTTTCATGCCGGTCACGTAGGCGGTGTATGTAGAGGGGTTAATAGGACTCACAAGGGTTTCTATTGGAAGTATGCGGAAGACGTTCAAGGCAAGTAAACTTTTGGCAAATAGATAGAATTGGGAGTTAATAAATGGTTGGATATCTTTATACAGACACAAGTCAAGGTGCAGCTACTGCGACTGGTCTATCTACCCAAATACTTATTCAGGTGGATGGTCAGGGCGTTGGCGCTATTCAAAAGTTTGGTTCTAATCAGAATCGTGCTACTAAGCGTATTACAGAAGTGGGTACTGATGGTACAATTGAAATTGTACCAAATTCAGCTACTGAGGTTACACTTGAGGTTACAAGAATCGTCTTTGATAAAAAGAGGATGACTGAATCATTCCAGCGAGGATTCCTAAATATTCATGCTCAGCGTATACCATTTGATATACTCGTGTATGACTTCAGTGATGTTCCAAGTGATACTGCTCTGAATGCTGATCCAGCAAATTTAGATGTAGCGAGTGCATTTGATGCTCCTATTGATGCAGAAGGTGTAATTACTACTGTGTATGAGAATTGTTGGTTTAAAAAACTTAGTACAAGCTATAATTCTGGAGACTATATAATTAGTGAGGATGCAACTATTGATGTTGAATTTGTTCACAGCTTCAAGGATGGCAAGTCTAACATCTCTGCCAGCCGTGGCGAGCCTGCGTTTGCTGATGCTCTTGAGCGTCTTGCTGACTTGGGTCGAAGAGGCAGCTTGGATGCACGTGGTCTTGGAAGGATTGGAGATACGTTCTCTGGGTTACTTTCCCCGTAACATTCAGTAAGAAGCCATACTGAATTCTAACTTGATATTAGTTTTATCAGCTTAGAAGTTGTATGAGTTAATGAATTCTAAAAGCCTTGCCGTTCCTGGCAGGGCTTTTTACTTATAAGTGAGGTAAGAAGTATGGCAAGTATAGAGCACCCGATGACCAGTCATGTTAATCAAAAAGAGCAGAATGTTGTTCCTCAGCAAATGAATGAAGCTATCATTATGTCTCCAGAAGATGAAGAGTTTGTCCGAAGGCATATGGAAGAGTTAGAAGCTGAGGTAGCTGGAGAAGCTCTGTCTCAAATGGAGACTGTAGATCCTGTAATTGAGGCAGAAGTTAAAAAGAAGAATATCTTGGAAAAGTTAGTGCTATTTAGCAAACCACATCTTAAGGATGTCAAGTGTGGGGATAATATATTTCAATTGAAGATCCTGACCTCGAATGAGAATGATGCAGTCTTTAGCGAGATTAGGAAATTTACTGCATCTGAGCAGTTTGTAAAGACTTCTATAATGCTTTTGTCTGCAAGTCTATTGGAGGCTGATGGAGTTCCGATAGAGAGCATTTATAGTGGCCCGGAAGAAATAACTAACCCTATGCTGCAAAGGTATTATGAGTTATGCAAGTGGCCATCCCCTCTTATTAATCAGTTGCATAAGCCTGTTAACGACGAGTCATTCAATTCTTTTACTGCTTTGGATTGGAGCTATTATGCTGCCCAGATTAGAATGGACCAAGAAGAAGAATTAGAGCAGAAAAGAGATCTGGCTGAGTATCAGGCAATGTTTTCTAATCCGGAAGGGGTTAAGAAGGTTAAGAGTTTAAGGGCTCAGGAAGATGATAATGAATTTGAAGAACTGCGTGGGTTTGCAGAGAATGGCAAGGTAGTATCTACTGAAAATGATGAGGAATTTGCTAGGTTTATTGGTAAGGGTGGAAGCGTTCCTAAGTTTAGGAAGGGGTGATTATGGTTGCTGAGCTAGATATATCGTTATCCGATGAAGCACTATTGAAAGCTGGTGGCACGATATCTAAAGGTGTCGCTGCCACTATTGAGAAAGAACTCAATAATTCTGACTTTAGCGCTGTTCAGGACAAGATCTATGGTAAAGGTCGAATGGATTCTGCTCGTGAAGAGATTAAGGATACAGGGGACCGGGCTCAGGATGTTTTAAAGAAGATAAAGGACTTGTCAACAAAAGTTAAAGCAGCTTTCTCAGAAAAGTTTTCAACAAACTCTCTTGAAGGATACATGAAGAGTTTGAAGGAAATGACAGAAGATGTTAATATAGAACAACTTATGATGCATGTTGGTTTAGATGAAAAAGAAATTGCTGGTATAGAGTCTAAGGCTAAAGCTGCGGGAATTAAAGTTGGAGATTACCTGGATGCTACATTTGACATTGATACTAAGGAGGCTTTGAAAAATCTGAAAGATTTGAAGGGTGCTGCAACTGCAGCGATGAGCATTCTAGAACCTTTTATGACAGGAGCTATTGGAAAAGAGCTTGGGCTGAATATAGCTCTCACTCAAACTCAAAAGCAATTTGAAAGGGCTACTAAGTTTGCTGCAGATTTTGAGACTACAGTTACAGATGTTAGTAAAACTGCATTAGATCTGGCTTTACCATTTATGAGCCTTGAAGATAAGTCTGGGCAGGCTTTTGCTGGAGTCAGTAAAGCTCTAGGGGATTACCGAGACCAAACTGCTAGCATTGTAAAATCTACAGGATTGAGTACTCAAGAAATTGATAAGATGACTCTTGCTTTTAAAGAGGCTGGGATTGGTGTAGATAGGCTTAATTCTACGGGGCCAACATTCAGAAGTATGGCTACTGATATAACAGGTGCCGAGTCTGCTACCCTGGGGGCTTCTGTAGCTCTAAGGTTATTCGCAGGAGCTGGTATAGACTCAGCGGTGGGTGCTGAGCTAATAGGGTTCAGTGCTCGTAATCTTGGACTCAGTATGGAAGATTCTGAGAGAAGGATTGGATTATTCTCTGAAGTGGTTGGTGCTACTGGTGAGCCAATGAGCATTGTTTCAGGAGTAATTGACAAAAGTGCTAGAGAACTCAAATACTTTGGAGATACCACTCAGGGAGTTGCAGAAATATATACTAGGTTTGTAGGAGTGCTTGGGGAGGGCAGGACTGGCCTCGCAGTAGACTTTGTCAACAGTATCGTCAAGGGCATAGGTGGTATGGATGAAGGTCTTAAAGCGTTTATAGGGATGGCTAGTGGCCTAGGAGGCGGTGGAGCTATAGGTGGCATGCTTGGTATGGAAGAGAAGCTTGCAAGTGGTGATATAGAGGGTGTTCTGAATACAGTTGTAGAACAGATTGAGTCGATTACTGGTGGTCCTATGATGGGTCGTAAAGAAGCAATCGATTCGGGTAATGAAGAACAATTCTTTATGCAACGTAAACTTTTCCAAGATTTTATGAAAGTTGATAGTTCTGAGCAGGCCACCAGGATGATGGAAGCCATAGCTGGTGGGCAAGGAGTTGCTGGTGCAGACTTGGATGCTGCTAGAGGAATGGCAGGTGTAGTATCAAGAGGTAAAGACGTACAGGATTCTACAATCGGTACTCTTGAAAGAACTCGAAATATGATGGCTGCTACGAGAAATCTTACTCTTACAAGAGAATCATCCTTAGCTCTGAAGGACAGCTCTTCTAACTTCTTAGACGCAAGCCAAAATTTATTCCAACTGGTAGATGGTCTGGACAATTACCTTACACGTGATACTGCTGCAGAGTATAAACCGGAGATGGTTTCAGATGTAGGTAAGTCAGTTGTAAAGTTTGAAACAGATTTCACTCAACTTAGTGACCGAATGGTTCAAAGGTCTGGGACTGAGGGAGACTATATGGGTGCTATAGCTGATGCTAACAAGTCCCAAGGTTTTTCATCTATAGCTGCTGATGCTTTAACTTCTGAAAAAAGCATGGATGCGGTAGTGGCTGCAAAAGAGAAGGAGACTCCAGACATTGAGAAAATGTTCAATGGGATTGTCACTCATGTTAGAGAAACAAATCAGGTACCTTCATTTGAATCTCCTATGATGCCTGAAGAAATTACATTAGTTGTAAACCTTGATACTAGCAAGGAGACACAGCGAGTAAAAGCGATGGTTCAAGAGAATCAGAATCGTGGTGCTGGATGGCATAATAGGACTAGGTCAGGTCGTTAGAACAGATAGCTTGGAGAAAATATATGGCTTTTATCGATCCGTCACCAGGATATAATAATGGAGGAGTTGCACTCCCTCCATCAGTTGTATATTCATCTGTAATTAATTCTACGAGTAACGTATCTCACATTATAGAGCGTCCATTATCAGCCGAATATACTAGGCAAATGATGAAGTGGAGAGTTCCAGGATATGGTTGGGTAACTATGTTTTTAAACCCTGACAATTTAAAAATTGTTGAAGGTAAAGATATTAAACCTACTCGTACTAAGGCTGGTTTCATTTTACAATATGCTGGGGAAAAGTTAACAAATATTACTCTTAGTGGGACTACTGGTTCTGCTGGAATAGAAGGGATCAATATACTTCGGTCTATTTACAGAGCAGAGCAGTTAGCATTTGATAATATAGCTGATGAGTTAGAGCGTACTGGACCACTATCTGAATTCCTTCAGCTGGCTCGTGGTTCTACAGGAACTATTACAAACACTCCTGATTTTGGTTCAATTACTGAACGTACTGCAGACATAGCTTTAAATATCCTAAATCAGCCATTCCCAACTCTATCAAGTCTAGCAGCGAATATTGAATTATACTTTCAGGGAGAACTATTTAGGGGCTACTTTACTGATTTCTCCGTAGAGGAGTCTGGTAAAGAACAGGGTCTTATTAATTATACGTTAAATTACACAGCATATGCTAGGCAGGGAGTCCGAAGGAACTTTATGCCTTGGCATCGACAACCTTTCAATCCTATTGGTGCATCGGCGGGAAAAGCTAATCCTCTTTCATATTATTCTGCTGCTGAAGTTGATAGCCAGGTGTCTACAGGTTCTATTGAGCGACGTGATGAGACTGTAGAACCTAATGCTGATGCTAGATTTGGTTCACGTAGTGTAAACAGTGCATCAGATAGAGATGGAAGTAGTTTAGCTGGATTAGATTTCAGGTTATAGTAAGGAGTTAGTATGGCAATATTAAGAGGAACGTCTCAATCAAGGTTTCCACCATTTGATGATCCGAATACTGGGGCTGGTATGCTTATTGAGCAGGGCCAGAAGACTGTATTAAATTTCCTAGATGGTATTAATGATGGTAAGTTTGAGAGCAAGTTTGTTGAAGATGGCGTACAGAATGTCCCAGGGTTTTCTACTATTGATCGCAGCTTTTCTCAGGTAAAGCAACCCTCCCGCAGGCAGATTATTACACAGAGGAATCAAGCAACAATTTTTCTTAAGAAGCGTATGTTCTCTACATTGAGATCAAATTATGATATCAAATTTCTTGGAAATGATGAGAAAACATTCCTAAGAGCTTCCAAATTATTATTTGAGCGTAAAGCTCAGGAATTAAGCTTCTATGAAAGCCTGATAGCTGTAGATAATCTGTTTGATAGTAGCGGATTCATGAATATCGATAAAGTCGTAGATGGAACCGTAGCTAGTCTATTGCAAATATTAACGGTTGCCTTTGACGGTTTCAGCATTACGGCGGGCAGGCAGTTCTCTGTTTCCGAAATTATAAACATGAGCACTTCTCTGTCACCATATGCAAAGGTCTTGAATGATCTTTTAAAGATTCAAGATGCTAATCTTCGTTCCAAGGGAAACAATCTGACGACTTGGATAGTTGATCCTAAGAACCCAGATGTGTCTGGCATTGGTTCTGGTGTAGGCGTCCTAGAGCTTAATGTAGTAAGCAGTATTAATACAACTGTCTCAGTTAATCCTGGTAATTGAGGACCCTTACAAGATATCAGTAATAACTGATAGTGATATTGAGATTGCTCTTGGTGAGGCTATTGCTCAGCATGATGTGGTAGGTGGTAGCATCAGAACTGTTGGTAATTACTTGATGAAGCAAGCTGAAGCTTTAGACATCCAGTTGAATAATCTGAGAGCTGATAGAGGAGTTAGTCAGATTAACTTCGAGTATTCTCTTGGTGATGGGAAGGTGCTTGGAACAGTAATTATTACTAGTGAGTCTTTTGAGATTTATTCAATTGGAGCTATTTCTTCTGCTCAGGCGTTTAATGATTATGAACTAGCATTAGCTAAAGAGATTATGGCACTTATGGCCGCCTTTCATCTTGCAGATCAAAGTAATCTTGATTTGTTCAAAATTATGAATGAAGATTATAACGAGGTAAGACAAAAGCTTCGAAATGAATTTGTTGGACATTCTATAGTACAGCAAATGGATATGATTCATGTTTTCATGAATAGTAATACTCGCAATGATACTCCTGGCAGTGAGCAGAATTTTACTGAAGGCACTATGCTCGGCAATCTTAATCTTCA